TCGCGCTCGAGTGACGCAGCGCAGCACGGTTCGCGATGAGTTTGCGGACGCGCGTCCAAGAATAGTTTGTGGACGGTGTCCAGGAATGTGGCGGGAGGAGCGTGGGGTGGGGAGGAGAGGAGAGAGGCGCCTAACCCCTCGATACTACTGCGCTGTCGAGTTGTTGGACGCTAGGTCGTCGGTCCGCGTGTAGGCGTGTGCGCACCACACGCCACCCTACGCCGCAGCAGAGAGAGGAGAGGAGAGTTCGCTTCGCTCTCTATACGTGAGTGGCTGGTTGGCTCCAGTGCAGAGCTGCCAAGCCAATGGAGGCATCACCGTGCATGGAGGCTCGCTGCGCTCCCGCTAGGCCATTCTTGGACGCTGTCCACGAACTACCTTGCGACCTGGTTGCACGCTGTTTGCCGATTTCCGCCATGGTTTCGTGTCGCCAGCTGATTTGCTGCCAGCATTCTTGGACGCGTCCACGAACGTGTGAGTAAACGCATGGCCGATGGGTACCCCACACGGCATAGTTAGGTTGTGAGCGGCGCACGACGCCCCGCCACGAACCGGAGCCCGACCATGCTGACCACGTTCTTCGCCCTCGTCCTGCTGCCCATCGTTCTTGCCGCCATCGTCGCCATCACCGCCTGCCTCCAGGCTGCTGACCACTCGGCCGCTGTGGCCGCTGCCTGCGCCGAGGCTGCCAGCTGGCTCGCCGATGACGAGCGTTGCCAGCACGAGGACTTGGACGCTGCGCTGCTCGCCGACCTTCCGGTGGCCCGTGCGACCGTGACCATCCGAGCTGGCAGCCGGCCCACCACCTCCGGCATGCGCGTACATCCGGTGCTGGCCTCCTACTACTTCGCATGCCGCCAGCTTGGCTGGTCTCCAGCTGACGCGCTGCGCTGGAGCAAGGTCGGCTTCCGCATGGCACGCGGCGGGGTCAACTAGCCATGTCCGAGCTTGCCGTCGTCGCTGCACTCGCCAACACGCTCCGCGCCTCCATCACCAGCACCAACCTTCCCGTCTTGAGCACTGACAGCAGCCGCGAGACGCTCATTGAGTGGCTGGGCAAGGTCGACCCCAACGGCTGCTTCACTGACGCCCAGGGCGCCGTGGAAGGCTTCCCGCCTCTCACCACCGAAGCTGCCTGGGACCTCGTTTCCACGCTCACCTACGACAACGCCTGACCATGCGTAAGCCCACCATCTACGAAGTTTTGAAAGCGAAGCTAGGGCGCGAGCCCACACACGCTGAACTATGCGCCGATGTGAAGCGCATCCTTGCCGAGTCTCTCTGCGAGCGCGCCGCTAACCCTCACCTCACAACCAGGAGCACGCACCATGTTCGACAAGACACTCGCACTCTGTGACCTCATCGCCGAACAACTGGACCTTGAACACTCCACCGACAGTCTTGCACTCTGCGAGCGCATCGTGGCCGATGTGGAGGCCCGCGCAAAGGCTCAGCGCGCATGGCTCCGCTACGCAGGCGCCGTCAAGGCTGCTCGGAAGGCGGCCTGAAATGGAAATCAACATCACGCGCATTGTCTCGCTGTATGGCGACTGCATGGAACGCTTCTCCAGCTCGGTCGCCGAATCTGGCCTGGGCAACATCGGCGCTGTCACGTGGCGCAACGCCTGCGAAGCCATGGCCGACCGCGAGGAATGGCTCACTGATGAACTGGCGGGCCTTGTAGACCACTTTGCAGACTACGGCGCATGGAAGCGCGCCGACCTTGAAGCCATGTCTGGCGCCGAACTCAACGCGCTTCTCCTCCAGTTCATCGCTGGCGACTACCAGGCGCGCGAGCGTGCGGAGGAACGCGGAGAGCTTGAGACGTGGGAGGAGAACGAAGGCGGACGCCTGTGGGCGCCACGTGACCTCAGCGGGCAGTGGTTCTACATGGCGGAGGGCTGAGCCATGCTCTACATCGACGAATCACAGGTCACCGGCCGCATGACAACGGACCTCCCACCATGCTCACGCCTCCCGCGCAACGGCTACGGCAACAAGATTCCGACCAACTTCATGCTCCGCTACAAAGGCTACTGGCGGCGCGTCTACGTGGTCTGCTCGGGGGCCATGGGCACTAGCTACATTCTGGTCAAGCGCCAGCCGGTCTACATCGCCAGCCATTCGGACGTGCTCACCTGCAACGCTTCCAACTTCAGCAAGGAGCCCTGACATGTACCTCTGTCCAGATACCCGCGGCACTTGGGAAGCCTCGACAGGCGAGCGCGGCACGCTGGTTTGCGTCGATGGGGAATGCTTCGAAGTAACGGAGGTCAAGTAACATGCGAATCTTTCAATACGTATCGCCCGACAACAAGCGCAAGGTCCGCGTAACCGTTTGCACACCAGCAGACGAGCGTGGCGGTTGCACTCCCGCCTTTTCGGTAACAGGCGAGGAGTGGCTCGCCCGCAAACCGGGCAAGTTTCGGCGCGAGCCTGACTGCGTTGGATGCATTCATGACATCGCACTCGAGTGTTTCCCGCAGCTAGCCGATGTCGTGGCGCTCCACCTGTCGGACGTGGAAGGTGTACCAATGCATGGCGTTGCTAACGCCTGGTACTGGGCAGCTGGCGCGCTTGGCGGCATGGGCGAGCGGTACCACGGCGGAAACCAAGCCTATCTCAGGGAAAGACCGCGCGACATCCTTGCCAAGCACCTGCGCATCACCGAAGAGCAGTGCAATACCTTGCTGTTCATTCTCATCATCAGCCGAGACCCCAAGGCAACGCTTGAAGCGGTGATTGGCATGATGCGACCGCGCTGGCTTGTCGAGGCGCAACTCGCCAGCGAGAAGTACGCAACATGAAACCCTCAGAACGCACCGCGCGCACCAGCGCCTCAACAGCTCACCTCGTGCCGCCTAGTCGCCAGGGTGGCAAGGGTCGCCGCGTCAGTCCCAAGGCCCTGCCATCGGCCACAACCATCGCCGCTGCCCTGCGAGCACACATGTTCGGCTATGGCTCCACAGCCGTGCTCTCACGCAATGCCGACGGCCAGTGGTGGGTCTCTGACCATGCCATCGTGCCGGCGCAGTGCATGGTCACGTATCGCTTCCCAACGCCGCTCGCGCGCTACCGTGCGCAGAATCCCGACTACTACAAAGCGGGCAAGACACTGCTCGACGCACTGCGCGCCAAGCTCATCGCGAAGGCACTTGCCGACGACACGCAAACCGTGGTACCCCACAACCCAAGGAACGAACAACCATGAAACGCTCTGAATCCATCGCCAACCTTTCCGAAGCTCTCACCCTTGCAATGGGCGAGGCCGACAACGCCACAAAGGACGCCAATAACCCGCACTTCAAATCGAAGTATGCGGACCTAGCCAGCGTGCGAGACGCTATCCGTGCCCCGTTCGCCAAGCACGGCCTCTCTTACCCTCAGTTCCCGTCGACTCGCATGGGCGCGACCGTTGGCGAGGACATCGAGACAATCGTCACGGTTGAAACCGTGCTCATGCACAAGTCTGGCGAATGGATGTCTTGCGAGCTGGATATGCCAGTCTGGAACGCAGACCCGCAGAAGATTCTCTCAGCCGTGACGTACGCGCGAAGAGGCAGCTTGGCCGCTATCTGCGGCGTTGCTCCCGAGGACGACGACGGGAACGCAGCTAGCGCGCGTACGCCTGCCATGGGAAGCCAACCGCGCCGCGCTCCCGAGGCGCCTCGCCAACAGCCCGCGCAGCAACAGCCCGCGCAAACGAGCGTCGCCGCTTCCGCGCCTCCTGTCGACCAAGGCGCGCTACCGGCCACGGCCGAGCAGGGGGCCAAAATCAGGGATCTTATGAAGTCCCTTGGCGTCGAGAACAGACTCGGCGCCGATGCGCTGGCCAAGGAGCTGACCGGCATCACCTTCAGCGCCACGCGCACGCACAACGAAGCGCAGACGCTCATCACGAAGCTACTCCAGCGCGCCATCGACGCGAAGCAGGGGGCCAGCAATGGATAAACTGACCGTCGCGACCATCGCAGACAGTCAAATCGAAGCGCTAAGCGCGGAGGCGCGTTCGGCGCGTGACTGGGAGCTTCACGAGGCCTGCGAACAGGCGCTTACGTTAGCGCCTGGCTTCGACCGATTCGCCAGGCAAAAGTGCGTCGACGCAATCAACGCGGCGCGCGCGATGGAGGATGAAAATGGATAACCTACACCTCCAGGACCATCCCTTGAGCCGCGCCGACTGGAACGGGCGCCAGCTCGCGAGCTGCGTTGTGCTCGACTGCCCGGCCATTCAGCTGCGCGCCGATGGCGCCCACATGTTCAATGTGCGATTCGAACGGTCAAACCTACAAGGCGCGAGCTTTGCGCACGGGCGCCTGCTTGATTGCACGTTCAGGCAATGCAATCTCATGGGCGCAGACTTCACCGACTGCAAGCTCTGGAACGTGAGCTTTGCGGGGAGCGACCTGCGCGGCGCGACGGGGCTCCCGTACGTGCACCCCGTGCCTGCGCTGGATGCGACGTTGCTCGACGTCCTGGAGCGCGACGGCGCGTGGCTCGTGCCTCATGGCGAAGCGGCAGACGGCATCAAAAAGTGGCATCTCGCGGCGCTCACGGCGCACTACTGCGCATCGACCGACCTACGGAGCTCCGTGGGCCAGGCCACGGCAGCTGCGCTGGTCTACTACTCCAGCACGGGCATGGTGCCCGACTTCTCGGCGCCCGTAGCTGACCAGCTCGCAGGCATGCGGGAAAGGGCCGGCCGATGACCCTCACCACGTATGAAGACTCCATCGGCGACACGCGCGAGCCGACCAACCACTTTGAAGGCGAGCAGTCGACCGCGCGAGCCATCTTTGCTGGCTTCCGTGGCAAGCACGGCCGAGCCACGGTGTTCGCCGATGGCAACCGCTTTGGCGTCCTGGTCGATGGCGACCAGCGCTATTCATTCGACACCCTCAAGCAGGCGACCACGTTCGCTCGTAACCGCGCCTTCGTGGCGCCGCAGGTGGCATCGTGAAGAAGAGCCTAGAAGAGGTCGCTGTTGAGCGCGGGCAGTCCCCCGAGCTGCTCCGCATGGCCGACGACATCGCCCGCTCCGAAGGCGGCCCCGGGGTAGTCGCTGCCAGTCAGGGTGTCGCCCTCTGCGCGATGTGCGGGAACACTGCCAGCGCGTTTCGCGACGAGCTGTCGGCGCGCGAGTGGCGCATTAGTCGCTTGTGCCAAGTGTGCCAAGACGACGTATTTGCCGAGCCGGAGGAATGAACATGCGCGGAAACCGACCCAGCTCGCTCCCCATCGCGCAGTTCTGCGCCAAGTCACCCGCGCTGAACGTGGGCGCTGGCCGCGCTGCCGCCATGTCCAGCGTGTGGCACGCGCGTGCCGCTGGCGGCGACTGGCGCGACGCGTACAACCGCCTCACCGAAGATGAGCAGGCCGACATCGACTCGTGGCAGCTGCCCGCGGACATCATTCTCGCCGACGGCGTGTGCTTGCGCTTCAGCGAGGCCGTCAAGGAGGCCGAGTGCGGCCTCGACATGTTCGCCAACTTCGCGCTGAAGGCGGACCCGGCGTGCCTCACTGCTGGGCACTGCGACTTCTACTGGATTGTCAACCGCGTGCTGTACGTTGGCGACTTGAAGAAGAGTGAGTGGACAACGCCCGATGGACCGCGTTCTCTTCAACTGCTCTGCTACGCGCTCGCGCTGGCTGCCAAGCACGCGGACGAAGTCGACTACGCCTGCTGCGGCATCTGGCACGCCACGGAAGGCACGTGGGAATGGGGCGAGACGTGGGAGGTCAGCGGCGACTTCGCGCTGTCCGCGTGGGAGCGCGTGCGCGCTGCCGCCCTGAACACCGATGGCGACTTCGCCACGGGTCCGCACTGCCGCAACTGCTACAGCCGCACCAAGTGCCCGGCCTACCTCGTGCCGCCCGACCAGGCGCACGGCTCGCTGGTCAAGTACCTGACGGGCAGCATGACGTCGACCGATGCGCTGGAGCTGAAGCTCATGCTCGAGCAGGTCGAGGAGACGGCCAAGGCCTGCAAGGAAGCGCTGAAGGCGCACGTCGACGCGCACGGCCCCATCATCGACGAGGCCGCGGGCAAGATGTGGAGCAAGGGCGAGGTCATGGCGAACGTGATGGACTACGCCTCGCTCGAGGCGCTTAAGTCCGAGGTGGTCGCGCAGTACCGCACCATCGTCAACGAGAAGGCCATGCTGGCCGCTCACCCCGAGCTGGCCAGCTTCAAGAAGAAGGTGCCCAGCCACCACGCCTATTCATGGAGAAACGTCCCCAAGGAGAAGAAGTGATGCAAGACATCGACGTCCGTGACGTGCGTCTCGACGCGCTCACCTGCTCCGACGACTTCGACAAGCGGCTCGTTCAGACGCACGTCATCAAGCTGGCCGACAGCATCCGCAAGCTCGGCCTCATACACTACCCACTGGTGCGCATGGGCGCGACGCTCGAGGTAATCGCTGGTGAGGACCGCGTGGCCGCGTGCGTGCTGCTCAACCTCGACAGCGTCACGTGCCGCCTGGTCTCGTGCACGGATGCCGAGGTGCTCGAGCTGCGCGAGGCCGAGAACCGCGACCGCCGCAACCACACGGGCACCGAGCTCGCCGAGCTGGTGCAGAAGAAGCTGGAGACGCTGCCGCCCCCGGCCGCGCTGACCCCGGAGAAGCACGTGGGACGACCCAAGCTCGAGAAGACGCTGGCCCTGGAGGAGGTGGCCGAGGAGGCCGGTATCAGCAAGGATGCCGCCCGCAAGAAAATCGAGCGCGCGCAGAAGAAGGCCCAGCGGGCCCAGGAAGCCGGCGACGCGCCCGAGGCCTCCGCCCCCCCGTTCGAGACGTGGGGCCGCGCTGTCGACCCGGTCCTGCTCGCGGAGACGGCCGAGGCGCACCGGGCGCTGACTGACGCCGCCAGCAAGGTGTCGACCGCGCTCGGCCGGCTGACCGCCATCCAGAACAAGGCGCTCATCCGCGACGGCCTGGCCAACCAGCTGGCCGAGCTGCTCAAGGAGGCCTCCCGCTCGCTGCGCCACGCCCGCCCTGCCGCGTTGTGTGCCTGGTGCAAGGGTCAGCCCGACCTGCGCAAGGGATGCGCTGCCTGCCTGGGCGCCGCGTACCTGCTCGAGGCCAACATGGGCAGCGTTCCTGCCGAGCTGAAGTACCCCCAGGCCATCATGGTCGGCGGGAAGCCTATGGCACTGGTGGAGGTCACGCTCGAGCAGGCCGAGGCGAGCCGGAACACGCCTGGCGTGGTCGAGTTGGTGCCGGCGCAGCCGTCTTTCGATGAAGCGCTGGCCACAATGCCGTCTGACTCGATGCTCCCATTCGGGGGCTGCCACGCTCCCGACTATGGCGAGTGGGAAGACGACGGGCCGCGCCAGGGCGCCGAGCCCGTGCCAGACCACGAGGTGGACATGGGCCGAGTGCTGAACGACTCCGACGACTGGGGCGACCTGTTCCCCGAGGGTGCGGAAGAAGTGGATGGCCCGCTGTGAAGCTATCCACCGGATTCGGCATGGGTGCGGGCGTGGCTGGAGCCCTCGCATACCTACACGGCTGGCTGTCTGTGGTTTGCCACGGCGCCGCCTACTCGATGGCCTCGCAAGCTGCCGGCTGGCTCTTGGGGGTCATGGTCTGCGCAGCAGTCGTCGGCCTCATCGCTCTCATCGGTGAGCGCTCATGAGCCAGCTGGACTTCTTCGACGCGCCGGCAGCGGCACCAGCTCCCATGCTCACGCCGCCCGCAAAGCCGCGTGGCCGCACCCCCCGCTACTACCAGCTCCTCGCCGACGCAGCCTGCCAGTCTGGCTGGCGCGAGAACCGCAGCGAGCTGGTGGTGATGGCCACGGGCCTCGGCAAGACCGTGTTCTTCGCGACCATCGCGGCAGCGTGGCAGGGCCGCGTGTTGATGGTGGCGCACCGCGAGGAGCTCATCAGCCAGGCGCGCGCCACACTAGAGGAGACCACGGGCGAGTACGTCGGCACGGAGAAAGCCGAGTACCGCTGCGGCAACGAGCGCATCGTCGTCACCAGCGTGCAGACCATGTCGCGCCGCCTCGAGAAGTTTAGTCCCGACCACTTCTCGCTCATCATCATCGACGAGGCCCACCGCACGCCCGCGCCGAGCTACATCAAAATCCTCGACTACTTCACCAGTGCCAAGGTGCTGGGCGTCACGGCCACGCCTGACCGCGCTGACGAGAAGGCCATGGGCGCCGTGTTCGACGACGTGGCGTTCGTCATGGACATCACCGACGGCATCGAGGCTGGCTACTTGGTGCCCGTGCACGGCGAGCAGGTGTTCGTCGAGGAGGTCGACCTGAGCAACGTGTCCACGGTCAGCGGCGACCTGGCGCAGGGCGAGCTGGACGAGGAGATGCTGAAGGCCACCGAGTCGGTGGTGCAGAAGACGTACGAGCTGTGCGGCACGGAGCAGGTGATTATCTTCACGCCCGGCGTGCGCAGCGCCCATGCCATGGCCGAGCGCATGAACGCCATCGCCCCGGGCAGCGCCATCAGCATAGACGGCGGCACCGACTCCGACGAGCGGCGCATGCTGGTGAAGGGCTTCAAGGCCCGCCAGTACCAGTACCTCTTCAACTGCGCAGTGGCCACCGAGGGCTTCGACGCCCCAGCCACCAGCGTCGTTGCCATCGCGCGGCCCACCAAGTCGCGCAGCCTCTACGCTCAGATGTGCGGCCGTGGCACCCGCGTGCTGCCGGGCGTGGTCGACCACCTGGAGGGCGAGGAGAAGGCGGCCGAGCGCCGCGCTGCCATCGCTGCCAGCAAGAAGCCGCGCATGCGCGTGTTGGACTTCGTGGGCAACGCAGGCAAACACTCGCTGGTCGGCCCGGTCGACGTGCTGGGCGGCGACTACACCGAGGAAGAGGTCAAGGCCGCGAAGGCCAAGATGCGCGACGAGTTCGCCGAAGGCGACGGCCAGGCGCGCGACGTGCACAAGGCCCTCAAGGAGGCGCGTAACGAGCTGAAGGCGCTGGCTGCCCGCATGCAGGCCGCGAAGGCCAAGGTGAAGGCGCAGGTCACCAGCTTCGACCCGTTCAAGTGCCTCGGCCTCGAGCGCGAACAGGCCATCAGCACGCGCTTCGGCTCGCTGCCGGTGACCGAGGGCCAGGCTGGCTTCCTGATTCGCCGCGGGCTGAAGGAAGCTGACGTGATGAAGATGGACAAGCGCACCGCGAGCAAGCTCATCGACAAGCTCAACAAAAGACAGGATGCTGGGCTCGCCACCATCAAGCAGCTCGCGGTCCTCTCCAGATTCGCGCCCGTGCCTGATAGCCTGACCTTCCAGCGCGCGAGCGAAGCCTGCGACTACGTCATATCGGCTTCCAAATGGAAGCCTAACGCAGAACGTCTTCACGCCATTCTGGCGAGAAAGTAGTAGACCATGTCAAAGAAGTTGGATGCGCTGTTTCCCCTTGAGTATCAGGACCGCGACGGAAAGACGCAGACGAGCTGGTATCGCTGCGGTTCGGCCTTCCAGGATGACAACGGCCGCATCACCGTGCGCATCGCCATGCTGCCGGTGGGGCACACGGGCGAGCTGAAGCTGATGCTCATGGAGCCCAAGGGCAACGGGCCGACAGGAGGCACCGGTGGCGGCAACTGGTGAGGCCTACCTCCGGCTCGTTCGCCAGCTCCCCTGCGGCGTGTGCGGCACGCGGCAAGACGTCATTGCCCACCACATGACGGGCGGCGGCATGGGCATGAAGGCTGCCAACAGCGACACCATCCCCCTGTGCCGCGCTCACCACGAAGACTTCCACGCGCTGACCGGTCGCTTCAAGGGCTGGCAGAAAGACCGGCTGCGGGCCTGGCAACAGGACTTGGTCGACCACACGCAACGACTCCTGACCTCTGGAGCGATTGGAGACGACGATGGATAAGCCCGTGACGATGTCGAGAGAGCTGGTGGCGCTGTATCTAGCGTACCGCTCAAGAGACTGGCCCGCCGACCAAGCCCTGCGCCGAGCCGAGCGCGACCTGGGGGTGCAGCGTGGATGACCTGACAAGACTGCGCGCGCACTTCGCGCTGCAACAGCTCGAGCGCATGATGGGACCGACCGAGCCCGAGCCCGTGCTCATCGTCGCCCTGGACGGCGGGCGTCGTGGACGCGCGCAGCCACGGGCCAAGCTACGCGCTATCGCAGGGGGTGCGCGGTGAAGGCGATGCTCGTGCTGGCCGACGCGCTGGGCTGGCTGCTCCTGCTCCTGCTCGTCTGGAGCGGCCAGTGAAGCTCACCGCCCTCGCTCTGCTCCTGGCTGCCTGCGCTCCCGACCCGGAGCCAGTGGAGCCCGTGGAGTGGCGCGTGCCGTACCCGCGGCAGGTGACCGCGCCACCGGAGCTGGCCGAGCTCACCAAGGCCGTCGTGCAGCGCTGGAACGAGGCCGCTGGGGAGCCCATGCTCGTCTGGTCGCCCGTTGGTGGCCCTGACGTGGCCGACGTCGTGGTGGTGCCCTCACGGGCGCGCGCCGAGGCCGTCACCGATGCGGAGGGGCACACCCGCCTCGAGCTGGCGCCGAGTTCTGGGCTCGGTACGCTGATGCACGAGATGGGGCACTACCTGCTGCTCTATCACGACTTCTCTCCTGGGAGCTGCATGGGCTTCGTCTCCGATGCCTGTGAAGTGACCCAGGAGAGCATCGACGCGGCGCTGGCCGCCAAGAGGAGGCACACATGGTTCGACCGTTGATAGTCGCCTACGCAAGCTGGCGCTGCCGAGCAAACAGACTGGCAGCAGACAAATGGCTCGGCCACCTCGAGCTTCACGCCCGACACGGCCTGTGCGAGGCGTACGTGTTCTGCCTCGAGCGCGAGCAGTACTACCGCCAGCTGTCTCGCATGTGGGAGGCGACGGCCCTGCGCTACGCCTAGCGCGACGTCTTGGAACCGGGCGGGGGCATTGTCTTGTGGCTGCGCTCCGCCATCGCCAGCGACTCCGCATACTCGAACTGCAGGCGGACGCGCAACTCGCGCTCTTCCTTCAGCTCGCGCTCCAGCTCGGTCACGCGGCTGGCCAGCACGTAGCGCTGCTTCCGCTGCTCGGTCAGCTCCTTGTCCTGTTTGCCCACCAGCTTGCGCAGGCGGGATATCTCGTCGCGTTGGTCGGCCATGAGCTGCCCCTGCGTGTCGACGCGCGTCTCCAGCGCTTGCATGCGGCGCACGATGCCGAGCGACCGGCTGGCCGCCGCCACGAAGCCGCCGCCGAGGATGCTGCCCAGCCAGTGCCAGTCGATGGTCGGCAGGTCCATCAGGCCTCGACCGGCCAACGCTCGGCCACAATCAGCTCGACTCGGTAGGGGTGAACGCGGCACTGGTTGGCGCTGTTGCCGCTCAGCAGCAGGAAGGTGCCGTCTGGCAGGTTGGGGCCAGCGCGGAAGCCCACGTGCCCGCTGCCGCCAGCGTCTGGGCTCGCCTTGCCCAGCACCACGACCGAGCCGATTCGGTTCGAGCACGGCACGCCCCAGGTCGCGTACGATGCCGCGCGAGCCGTGCGCTTCGACCGGATGCCAGCGCGCTCAAGACACGCGCTCACGTACGCCCCGCACCACGGCGTCTTTTTGGTGACGAGCAGCTTGGGGTAGCCGGTGAACGCGAAGAAGCCGCGCACGACGGGATTGAGGGCGCCGTTGACCAACTCACGCAGGCCGACGTAGCTGTGCGCGGTGGCCATCCATGACAGCTCGAGCGTCATCGCGACACCACGCCGATGGGCTGCGCGTAGTTGTGGGTGACCTCGAGCGCGCCGCCCATGCGGAGCACCATAGCGCCAAAGAAGCAGCCCGTGGCGGCTCCCACAACGGCCGATGCCAGCACGGCCAGGTGGATGGACCGGCGTGACGCGCGGAGCTCCACGCAAACCGCTTCGAGGGCCGCCGTGTTGAGCGCGACGCTGGTGACCAACTGCTGTTCGTGTCTATTCATGATGCCCTCGTTCTCCGCCTTCCGCGGCCAAACCGCCGCCCGGTCAAGACTACTTCCTCGCCGCCGTTGGCGAACACCTGCGCCGTCAATCCTGGCATGGTCGCAGCGACTGCAGCTACAGCTGTCTGACGTGCGCTCACAGCGGCCACGAGCCCTGGCATGGTTGCCGCCGTCGTCGCGACGCCCGCTTGGTAGGCCGTGGCCGCAGCCGTCAGGCCGGGCATGACAGCGGCCACGGTCGCGTCGATGCTCGAGCCAGCCGACGCGCTCACGGCCGCGACCAAGCCCGGCATCGTCGCCGCGACGGCCGCGACCGCGGTCTGGTACGCGCTCGCCGAAGCCGTCAGGCCGGGCATGGTCGCCGCAGTTGCGGCGACTGCTGTCTGGTAGGCCGCTGCAGAAGCGGTCAGGCCGGGCATCACGGCCGCCACGTCAGCATCGAGGCCGCCGCCGCCCGAGTCCTCGAGCATGGCGCCGATGCCCCACGCGAAGCCTGAGTGCGAGCCCGAGCGCGTGCCGCTGGAGCCAGGGCCGACGGTCGTGTTGTCGTCCCAGCGCTCTATCTCCGTGTCGAACAGGTTCGAGATGGCGGCGACCAGCGACTGTCCCGTGTCACCGACAATCGCGTCGCTGAAGATGGCGTCGATGCGCTGCGCTCCTGCGGCGAGAGCGGTCAGGGCTGGCGAGGTCCACGTCCCCGAGGCGAAGCTGAACTCGTCAACGTCGGTAATCGATACGGTGGATGGGTAGACCTCGCAGATGCGCGTCGAGAGCGTGTCCCCGTTCGAGTCCGTGAAGGTGATGGTCTGCACGCCCGAGCTGCCGAGCGACCCCTCCCAGAGCGACACGTTGCCGGTCGACGAGGCCAGCACGAGCGTGAATCCGCTGTGCGGCGTCAGGTTCGTGTAGCTGCCGTTGATTTGCCCGACCCAACAAAGAATCAGGTCGCCAGCCACGTGGTTGGCGCCTGTTGCAAAAGTGGGGCTGGTGTTCGCGTAGCTGGCCTGCGTATCCGGCGGGTCGCGTCTGGTTACAGCCACAGAGCTACCTCGCGGCAGGCACGGCTTACGAGCCGATGGGGAAGGTGATGGTCGCCGAGCTCACCGTGAACGGCTGCGTCGCTGTGACGGTGGTGGTCGGCACGATGACCTCGGCGCCGCTGGTGCCGATGGACATGTCGCTGAGAACGGTGGTGCCGTCCGCCTTGAAGTTGCGCACGAAGGTGGCCGTGCCGCTGTTGTTGGCGCTGGCGTCCGCCGTGAGCGCGTTGGCAGTGAGCACGCCGCCCGAAGAAGCTCCGAAGGCCGGATTCCCCCAGCGCAGCTCGGCGAGCAGCGTGTTCCCGGAGAGGGCACCCAGCGCCGCGGGCTGCGTGCCGTCGTACACGCGCTGATAGCCGTTGTCGTACAGCGGCGCGATGGCGTCTAGGGCGTCGTCACGGCATTCAACAGATGACCTCATTTTTTACGTCCTTCGTGGTAGCCGTCGACCGTGCGCTTGGCCAAGTCGACCATGGATGCCTTCTTCTCGCCGCGCCGCGCTGCTCGCCTTGCCTGCCTGCGCTTCACGCCCCTCCAGCGGGTGTCGAAGACGGGTATCTTCAGGAAGGTGACCCGCGTGTAGTCGTCTTCCTCGTGCACGTCCACCGCCGCGGCGACCACCGCGCCCACGAGCTGCACGACGGCCACCGGGCTCATGGCATGGCCTTGAACGGCTTGGCGTTGACGGTCGGCTCCTCGCGCCACTCGCCGCCCACGGAGGCGCGCACGCCCTCCTCGTAGCCCGCTGCGCTCGCCGACTGCCTGACCTCGTGCAGCTTTGCCCTGACCTCCGGGCGCGTCACATCGCCTGGTCGCCGGGCGAAGTAGAACGCGATGGCCGTGCTGAACAGCGTCTGCCAGGTCAGCACCTGACCAGAAAGTAGCCACTGCTCGAGCACCTGGATGACCCACTGGCTAATGGCGATGGCGGTCACGAGGTTGGGGCGGTTGAGATACGCTGCGACGAACTTGCTCATGTGGGTACCTTACCATCCCCAGTCTGGGGAATCGATAGTGACGAGGTCGGGGGAGCCGGTGATGGTCAGCGCGTCGCCCGTGCCAGCGAACGCGCCGGTGTCGTCGACGTACCTCACGAACGGCGTGTCGACGCCAGGGCAGGCCACGAGATGCCCTGCAGCCTTCACCGCGTCGAACCACGCCTGCACCGTCGCGAGCACAGCCGCCGCGTCAGCGCCGAGCGACAGGCTGCCCTGTGCGATTCCGTGCAGCTGCGTGTTGGTCGCCGGCTCGCTCAGCACGTCACCGCGGATGCCGAAGCCGACCGGCACGCTCGCGCCTGGCGTGTGGCCGACCATGGCAGCATCGGCGCCAACCTTGGAGCGGTTGACGTAGTGCCTGAACTGGCCGCCCGTGAACACCATCACCTGCATCATGACGACGGCCTCATCGGCCGGCTGTATCGTGTAGTCAGGAAGGGACACGGCGCCCGCCGAGCCGTCGAACGCGAATCCACCCAGCGCAGCCAGCGCGCCCGTGGTGCGGCCTACGTAGCCCGAGCTTCCCGAGCGCCTGGTGTGCGACGACCTGGTGGCCGAACCGACCGCGAGCGACGGCCAGCGCAACACCTGCGCGGCGAAGAAGTCGGTGGCCGTGCCAGCCGCCCCGCCAGGCGCAGACTTGGTCGCGTAGTCGCTGCCCGTGATAGCCTCGTAGAAGCTCATGGACGCGGCCTCGGCGTCGCCTGACGTGCGCCTGTTCCATGTGCCGTCCGTGCGGCGCGTGTAGCGGTGAGAGGTCATGTGGTTGGTCCCCACGTCGTGGTCGTCGGCGCCGAGAACGTGACCGCCTGCGCCGTCGCTGTCGGGTCGGCGTTGTTGGTGTCGAGGTCCAGCACCGCACCAGCAATCGAGTCGACTCGCTTGGGGTCGGTGACCGTGGCGATGGCCAGGTACATGCCAGGCACGATGGCGTTCGCGTTAGGAGACATGGTCAGGTCGTCTGTTCCCGTTGGCAGCGTGCCGGTCTTTCCTACAAGCGTGCCAGCCGTGCCCTCGCCGGTGCACACGAGACCGATGAAACTGCCTGCCGTTGGCAGCGCGTAGTCGATGCGGTCGCCAATCTTCCACGTGAGAGACGTTGGCCAGCCGTCTGCCGTCGCGAAACTGCGCTTCGTGCCCGAGTACCCCCACGGCTCTTGGCAGCGGATGTAGTCGCCTGCGCCTGTGCCGTGCCGCAGGCGACCTGCCTCGTTGTTGCTCAGGTCGCGCACCTGGAGAACGGTCATCCCCGTGGGGTCCTGGCCGTCGAGGTCGAACGTGTTGTTCTCGGTCGTGGTGTTGAGCCAGCCGGTCTGCGCGCACCAAGCCGTGGTCCATGCGAGGCCGATCGTGTGGTTGCCCTCGATCAGGCACCCCTCGTCAAAGGTCGACCTGACGCAATAAGCCCAAGGCGCCGACGAGTAGGTGACCAGCGCGTTGCTGACGGTCGTGTTCGGCGTTGCGTCCACGCGGACCGCGAGGTTCGATGCGCCCACAAACTCCTGCTCGGTGTCGAGCACGGTGTACGTCCCGGAGAGTCCGACCACGGTCATCGTGTAACCAGCGAACACGTCGCCGGTGTAGAGCCCGTTTCCGGAAGTGGCCGCCGCGCCGATCATGGTGATGACGTGAGGAGTAAAGACCCCCAGGCCTGTACAAGCCCGATACTTCGGCTTATGCAGCGTGACGCTCAGGCCGTTGATAGCCGTGATGCGGTAAATGTGGTTGTCGGTGTAGTTCGGGATTACCGACGTATCGGTTGCGAAAGAGATGTAGCTACCAACCGAGAGGCCGGTCGTGCTGGACACGGTGCCCGTGTACTGCTTGTCAGCCCACGTGCCCGTGGTAGCTCCGCCGTTGAGCGTCGCTGTGGGCGCTGCTGCCGTGCAGAATCCGGTGGCGCCATGGACGCGCTGGATCGTGTTGTTGCGGCAGATGGTCTTGCCGTGGTTGAGCAGGATCGCCGTGGCGCTCGCCGTTCCACTCAGCAGCAGGTTGTTCTCGACGGTGACCGCGCCCTTGCTGTAGATGGACGCGCCGACGTTGATGCCATCGCCGCACGCGATGAGAGTGTTGTGATGGACGAGGACGTTTCCGAGCGTCACCTCCTGCGCCGCGATAGCGAGACCGGTCGGCGCACCGATGATGATGTTGTCGGCGATGACGCCCTGACCGTTCGAGAACACGGTGCTGCACGCCATGACCGAGATCGAGTCGGGGTACTTGAAGACGTTGCCCGTGATGAAAAAGTCGCGCCCGGTGTGCTCGATGTCCTTGCCGCAATACTCGGTCAGGCATCCCGTGATGTGAACGCTCTGCGCATTCAGGTTGAAGGCCGCAACGAGCCCCTCACGCCCGATGTTGATCGCGCGACAGTTGTTGATGTGCTGCTTGACCTGCGTCGATGCGCCTGGTGAGCAGATGCCCTCTCCCCCGGTGTCCTTGATCTGCACGCGATCGAAGTAGGCGTTGTTGAAGAAGCCGAAGTAGATCGCCTTCGACCGGTCCGCGCCCGAGTTGCCCTCTACAGAGATGTCCTCGACGACGAGGTTGTAAGGGATGTTGGCGTTGCTGCCCGACTCGAACTTGATCGTCAGAACGCCCAGGCCCTCAGGGTTCGTGATGCTGGTTGCGTCGACCATGTGCTTGATGCGCGAGCCAAAGCCGCGCGTCCCGCGGATGGTCAGGTTGCCAATGACGCCGCCGTTCACGCTGCGCGCGATGATGAGCCCGCTCGTCCCGAAGAAGCCGGTGCGTGGACTGTCGAGCACGAGCTCGCAGCCGGACGTGGCCAGACTGGTGCCGACGCAGCTGTTCAGCCAAATGGTCAGCGGGATAAGGTTGTCGGTGACGTAGTCGTCGTTGAGCGCGCCGAACCACGATGCCAACACGCCGGACTTCCCGGCGAGCAGCACGCGTGCCCAAGCCGCCGTGCTCGCGACTGGCGGCGTCGGGATGACGCTCGCGCTGACGTCGAAGATTTGCACGCCTGACGGCGCAATCAGACTGCCGCGGATGTCGAGCACGACGCCCGATGCCACCTCGAACAGCGCCCGGTTCTGCACGTCGTAGGTGGTCGTGACGAGCGAGGTCAGGTTCGTGCTCAGCAGGTAGGTGCCGGGCGTGAACGTGATGGTGCCGCCGCCAAGAGCTGACAGCACGGACTCGAGCGCGGCGATGGCCGGGCTGTCGTCCACCAAGCCGGTGCCTGCAACGCCATGGCCGGGCACGATGTAGCCTGTGCTGGTGGCGCCCGTGCTGCCCTGACGATGCCAGCGGCCCACGTCCAGGAAGCCCAGGACGTCGGTCCCATCGACAGCCGTTTCCGAATCCGCCATCCAGACCCACGGCGAGGAATCCCCGTCGCCGATAGCCACCTCGCCCGACGTCTGCGCGAGCGCGCCGTGGACGGGACCGATGGCCGTGGACAACGCCGCGGTCGTCGTGGTGACGCCGGTCTGCATGAACACGTAGCGGCTGGTGGCGTACGGGTTGTAGCCGACCAACTGCCGCGCGCGCAGGAGCGCAGCGACGTGCGAGTCCACCGTGACGTTCTCCCCTGCTTGCGAGTAGAACGTGACCGCATCAGCCTTCTTCGGTCGCTCGCCGGGACTCGGCCACACAAACGCCATGGTTAGACCTCGGAATCAGGGGAAGGTGGAGACGTCCATGTCGACAGCCCAGACGGTCTGCGCGCTGCCGCCGTTCACCCACTCCACCTTGAAGTCGGCCAGGCCCTCGATAAGCAGCACGCCGTTGTTGCTGGTGTTGGCCGCGGGGATAGCGACCGCCGTCGTGGACATCTGCGTCCAGCTCGTGCCGCGGTTGCTACTCTTGTACAGGTTCAGCGTGCCGGCCTGGTCGTTGTCGATGTCGTAGTGGAAGGTGTGAAAGCCGCACATCGGCCCCCAGTTGCCAGGGCAAGCCGCGGCCACGGTGCTGAACAGCACATAGGTGTTGGCGTCGGCACCGGGCGTGCTGCCGGTGTACTTGAGTCGCGTGATGGTCATTGGGGGTATGTCCTTCGCTTGTACTGACGCGCCAGCTCGGCGGCCGTGCCTCCCGCGACGCCAGGCGCGCGAGCGTTCATGCTGCCCAGGGCGCCCATGAAGGGGTCGAATCGCAGGCGCACACCGGTGCTCGCGCCGTACGGTTTCACCTGGCCCTGGGGCGTCACAGCGAAGCGCATGCTGGCCTGGCCGCGCAGCCGGTTCGCCGCGTTGCCGCTGGCGGCATCTGCGAGCGCCTTGCGCAGCTCCGCGTTGTTCGTGGCCAGCTCGTCCAGCACTTCGCTGCGCGTGACCTCGCCATGCCCCTTGTAGCGTGCCGCAGCCTCGCCCAGACGGTTGCGCGTCTCGGCATCGCCCAGATTCACGCCGCGCGCATCCTTGGGCTGCCCAGTGGCCCACAGCGCGTTCTTGATGTCCTGTGGCACTTCGGGCTCGACCGCGTCAGCCGGCTTCGCGTGCGCAGCCTTCACCCGGTCGAGCGCCGCGCGCAGCGCCGGGTCGGCCTTCGCGATGCGGTTGAGCTCCGCGTCGGCCACCGCGTTGCCGGGCGAGCCGTAGCGCCGCGCCGACTTGTAGAGCGCGTCGAGCGTGCCGAACTGGCCCATGTCGACGGCGCCGTCGCGGCCCACGCCGCCCGCCTCGAGCGCGTTCTTGAGCCCGTTCAGCGCCTCGGCCTGGCGAGCGCGGATGGCCTGCACGTCGCCGGGCAGCTGGTCGCGCACCTCGCGCGCTGCGCCAGCCAGCTCCTTAGCCGTCTTGCGGGCCGGGTCGTATTCGCCGACAGCGCCCGCGCGCTCGTCGAGCTGCTGGCGGGCCGCCTCGAGCTTCTCGAACGACTCCACGCGCGGCTTCATGATGACCACGCGCTTGGCAGCATCCGGCCCCGCCGCTTCCGGCGCATCGGTGCCGCGCAGGAGACCAAGCTTGCGGGCTAGCGAAAGGGGAATGACGTCCTCGGGGTCGGCAGACTGCGCGGCATCGCTGTCGATGGCAACCGTCTTGAACGTCGCCGAGCCCTTCAGCGCGTTCACCGCTTCGGTGACCTTTTGGCCGGGCAGCGCGGTGCCGTCCGCGGACGTCGCCTTGCGAATGACGTCCCACGCGCGGCGTGCCATCGGCTCCAGGTTGACCTGTGGCGCACTTGCATACAGCTCCTTGTTCTCGTCGCCCACCTGCTGCAAGGTCCGGCCGCGGTAGCCCTCGAGCGCCTTGCCAAGCGCCCGCCCAGCGGGCACAGCGGCCTCGTCGAGGTCCGGGCCGACCGCTGCCGTGGGCTTCGCCGGCAGGCCCGCCAGCTTGCCCTGCACGGCCTTGCCCAGCGGGTCCACAGCTCGCTCGGTCAGCACGTCGCCGGTGGTGAAGCCGAGCGACTGCGCCTCCTGCTTGACCGCCTGCTGCGCGGGCGAGGGCGTGAGCGCGCTCCACCAATGCGGCTTGGCGCCGCCCTGCTCCGCGAGCGTCAGGTCGCGTCCCATCGGCGTGTCGGTGTCGCGCACCGCTGCCTGCTGCGACCTGCCAAGCTTGGCGAGGCCGCCAAAAACGGGGCCGAGCACGCCGCCGAACGCGGCCGAGCGGATGCTGTCCGCCAGGATGTCGCGTGCTCCGCCCACAAACTTGTCCACGCCGCTCTCCACGGCCGTCTGCGCTCCGGCGCTCGCCGCGCCGCCCGCGCTCATGCGCAGCAGCGACGGCAGAAAGCCCTGCGCGCCCGGCGCGAGCTTCTCGAGACCCCTGGTGACGCCACCTCCAACACGTCCAGCCAAGCCGCCCGCGGGGATACTGCCAGCAATCCCGCCAATCGCGGACTCGACGGGGTTGGCCTTGATGGTCTCGCCTAGCTCAGCCGCAGTACCTCCCGGGAGTAGCCCAGCCTTTTCCCCAAGCCACACGGGCAGCTTGGTTCCGAGGCCTCCTGTCAGTGAGTTGTCGGCGGCAAGCAGCGCAGGGGCAAGCGAGCCGGTGACACCTCGGAGAACGGCGTTGCCTACGCCGGCGGGCGAGGCTTCGATGGGGAACTCTTTGCTCATACGGTACGCGGGAACGTTGCGCTCCTGCGCGCGGCCGAGCGCGGCCTTCCAGCCCTCGTCGTCCTCCGACACGCCGTCGTGGAACAGGATGGGCGGCTCGGCCGTGTCGGGGCCGCTCGGGCGATACGCGGTCGGCAGCGCGTGCTGCGCGGCCTGCTTCTTGGCGTTCTCCAGGATGCGGCGCTCGCGGCGCTGGTCGCTGAAGTCGGGCACCGGCACGGGTTCGGGAACCATGGCCCCGCCCATCGCGGACGGCTGCATGGCGGGGGCCGGCGCGGCCGACTCGAGCTGTGCCAGACGCGCCTGGAGCGCGGCGCGCTTCTCGGGGCTGCCCCCGGGTTGCGCGAGCAGCTGCTTGATGGCGTCAGCGGGGCCAGGCACTACTGGCCTCCCAAGAGTGCATCAGCGGCGCTGTCCCAGTCGCCTCCGCCCTGCGGAAGGGGCGGCGCAGACGCGCGCGGGGGCCGCGGCGGCTTCCCGTCGACCGGAGCGACGCCCAGGTTGTCGCCAGGCCCAGGAATGGGCGGGCGGGCATCAGGACCCGGCACGATGTCGCCGCGCATCTGGATACGCGTGCTCGAGCTCTGCCCGCCGCCGCCCAATGAGCGCGACGAGCGAGCGTGCTTGACCTGCTGGTAGCGCGCGAACTCCTGCGCGAACTCCTCCTCGGTGTAGGGCTCGCCCGACACGGCGCCGTAGGCCTGCATGGCGCCGCGCACCACCTGCTCATCGTTGGCGAAGGGCAGCATGGTCGCGTTGTAGACGTGGTCGCGCGCGGCCTGCGCAGCGCGTTCGCGCTTGATGTCGGCGGCGAGCTGCATGTGCTCAACAGCCGCTCCGAGCTGCTCAGCGAAGCCAGGCGACAGCTTGCCGCCGTCCATGTACTTGCCCCACTCGTTGTTCATGCGCTCCCAGAAACCTGCGGCGTTTTCGAAGCGCGACGCGTCCTTGTCGGAGGCCGCACCCTTGATGGCGTCCTTCATCATGAAGGCCTTCGCAAGGTTCTGCTGCAGCGGCACGCCAGAGCGGATGTCGTCCAGCATCGAGCCGAGGTCGCCCTGCTTCTTGATGATTTCCGGAATCTTGTACTTGGTAGCCGTGCGCGCGGCGATTTCCTCGATTTGCTTGTGCAGCGTCGTGTCCTGCTGGAAGCCAGCGCCGTCCTGTTTCTGAACAGATGCCATGCGCGCATTCTCGCGCATCACGCCGCGCATCGCCGCCTTGTCGCCGTGCGTGAGTGCGAAGTTGGCCGCCTCGGCGCCGGTCATGCCGCTGCCCGCTCCGCCGACGCCCGCCGTGATGCTGGGCATCATGTACTGCGCGTCTGGCCCGCCCTGGAACGGCGAGAGGATGCGACCGGCGATGTCCTGCTCGCGCTGGCGCACCTTTGCCTGGTCGCCGCTGTAGAGCTGGTCCGCGCCGCGCTGGATGCTCAGACCGGGGCTCTTCATCGGGTCGCCGAAGACAGCGGCCTCGCTGGGCAGGCCCGTGCCTGGGTTGATGGGGTCGAGCGCCTGGCCGGGCATGGTGAACTGCAGCTGGGGGGCGGCGACGTTGGCGCGCGCGCGAACGCTCTCGAGCGCATTGATGTCGCCCTTGCTGAAGGCGCCCACGGACTCGCCGACGATGCCGGCTTCCAGGTCGCGCTGCTTGATGGCCTGCTCCGCCTCGAACTTGCGGCGCGCAGCGTCGAGCTCGAGCTGCTGGCGCATGTTGGTGCCAGCGAGCGCATCGTCGAACTGCCGGCTGTCCTCACCCGTCCGGATGTCGAACTCGCGACCCTGTTCCGCTAGCCTCTGCGCCGCCTGCTCCTCATCCGACAGTTGGCCGCGCAGGGCGATGTTGCCGCGCGCCATGTCGTTGTAGGTGCCTGCCGCGAGCGCAGCTCCGCTGATGTCCCCGCGAAAGGGGCTCAGGAACTGTCCGATGTCGATGCCTCGTCGCGCCACGCGTCACCCCATCGCTGCGTACTTGGCAGCCATCATCGCCATGTTCGCGTCGTTGTTCACCGCCGCCGCCGTCGCCGCCGTGCCGGCCTGCCGCGCGTTGCCGATGGCCTGCGTGCCGTTCAGGGTCTGCAGACCGCTGCCGAGGCCCATCTCCTGGTTCGTGTCGAACAGGCCGAGGTCGGTGTCGAGCGCATCGCTGTAGATGCCGCCGATTTGACCGCTCACGCCCTGCGTGAAGCCGTTCAGGTTGTCGAAAGTGCTGTTGACGCGGTTGTTGCGCGACGCGTCCGCAGACGCCGCGCCCTCGCCGAGCAGGCCCAGGCGGTCGAGCAGACCGCGGTCGGCACCACCGGCGGCATCGAGGCCAGCCGTGAAGCGGTCGAGCCCCGAGCGGTCCGCGCCGGTCGCTGCGCCGCTCATGATTTCGTGGCGCTGCGCGCGCTCGCGCTGGTCGTACTCGGCCGTGTCCTTCGCCTCTTGCGCGCCCATGTCCGCGGTGAACTGACCGAGCCCATTCATGGCCGCCGAGCTGCCGTACATGCCGCGTGCGCCGAACTGCGTGTTGATGCGGTTCGCGCCCTTGTCGTAGGCCCGGTCGTAGTACGCGCCCATGTCCGCCTGCGGTGCCGCTGTGCCCTGGAGGCTCTGCCAATACTGGCCGGCAGCCGACTGGTCGAAGGCGTTCTGGTACTGGCCCGGCTGCGACGCGTAGGCCTCGCGCGCGCCCTGCGTCTCGAGCTGGCCCTTGTTGTCGCCGTAGGCGTGCTCAGCAGCGCCAGCGCGGCTCATGTCGAAGCCGTCCTGCACAGCGTAGCCCTGTGGCGCAGACGTGGAGGTGCGCGCGCCGGTCTGCGTCTTGGGCTCGGTGGCCTGCGCTGGCTGCTGCGCGCCGAACGTGCCCGCGCTCCAGCCCTTGGCGTTCTTCTGCGGCTTCTCCGCGATGCCGGCGCGGTACATGGCGCTCTGCCCGTCCTGGGCGACGCCTGCCACGGTCGGCGGCTTCCATCCGAAGGCCATTACTTCTTCCCCTGCCCGTTCAGCGCGCGCCACAGCGGGGTGTTCTGGATGCTGTTGGCCTGCTGCTCCTTCTGACGTGCCTGGCTGGCCAGCTGGTCTCGGCGCTCGCCCATGGCCCCGCCCTGCTGCTCGTAGAGGCGCTCGAGGTCGCTGACGTCGTAGCCGGCGCCGCCAGCCTGCTCGATGTGACCGGCCGTGCCGCTGGCGCGCGGGCTCCCGCCAAGCAGCTCGCCAGACTCGCTGCCGAACGCATTGGGGGCAGCTTTCATGACGAGCGGGCTCTGCGCGGTCGCGGCGTCCAGGTCCATCATGTAGCGACCGCCGGTCATCTCGCCAAGCATCCGGTTCGCCGGCTGGTTCATGCCGGCGACACGCTGCGCGATGTTCTGGGCGCTCTGCGCGGCCTGCGGGCGCAGAAAGGCGTACGCGTCCTGCGACTGGTCCATGCGACCGGTCAGGCTGTCGTTGGCCTTCTTGGTCGCGTCGTTCGACCGCTTGGTCGCTACACCCTGTGCAATGCCGCCCATGTCTACACCGCCAGCACGTTGTACTCTTCCACCGCAGACACCAGCGCGAAGTCCACCGCGCCGGAAAACTCAAACTGCCACTGCCGCCGCCGGTACACGCCCAGACTGCGGAACTCTACCACAGGCTCACTGTCGCCCGCTGCCCCGAAGTAGACAGGAAGCGACGTGGACCACCCCCCAAGGTCGTCTCGCCACCGGAGCAGACCTGACGGACCAGGAGAGGTCGCCGACTCACCACGCTTGAGTGTGAGTCTTACGCTTACACACTGCTTCTTGGCCGATGTCCCGCGGTCCTGAAAGCCGGTGGTGGCGCTGGCGACGATGGGCTCGCCCAGGTCGGCTGCCACGTTGGTCTGCAGCTTGGCCACGCGCCCGGTGGTGAGGCCCACGATGTTGGTGTTGCTGCCTGGCCGCTGGAAGTGCGCGCTGACCGGGAACGGCGCCCAGTTGTCGTTGGCGCGGCACGCCCACTGCGCCCACGCGGCGCCGACCTGGAAAACGAACGTCCGGCCATCCGTGGGGAAGGTCCACACCAGACACTCGACGTAGCCCGTGTGCACGCGGTAGCCGACGCAGTCGTCCACCACCCCGAGCTCGTCGAGCGACTGCTTGATGGGGTCGCTGATGACCTCGAGCTTGCGGCCGTCGCTGAGCACGAAGCGGCGCTGATGGTCCAGCCACGCGAACGCCTGGTCGACCTTCACGATGCTGTAGGGCGCAGCGCAGCCGTTCTCCTTGGTGGTGATGGGCGCGTACACGCTCGAGGGGTCGGGCGAGAAATACTGCAGGCTGGTCCGCCCGAACACGAACACCTCGTTGGTGTTCTCCCACAGCGCCACCACCGGGTCAGGCCTGGCCTCGCCGGAGAAGAAACCCGCAGATAGTCCGGTCCAGGTCTCGTGACCGGTGATGCTCGAGCCGGCTGCCTGGTCGCTGTACCAGATGCGCCCGAGGTCGGCGGGATAGCTATTGAGGAGCAGCCGCGAGTTGTTGGCCGCTACGTGCGTCGCCGTGGGCGGGCTGCCGCCGAGCGCGCTGGTGAGCCCCGTAGCGAACTCGAGCTTGAGCGGCGCGTCGCCGGCCGTCATGGCCAGCATGGCCTCAGTCTCGGCGATGACGGGGCGCTTCACACCGAGCAGCTTGTAGCCAGTGGTGACCGATACCTCCGCGCTGCCGCCGCCCGTCACCGAGTAGACCGGCTTCTGCGTGGGGTGCTCGCCCACCGCGTAAAGCAGGCCAGCCTGCGTCTCGTGCAGCGCAGCGATGCCGTTGGCGTCGACCACCGCGGCTGGAGCTCCAGCGTACGCCTGGATGCCCGGACGCCTGCGGATGGTGCCCATCTTGTCGATTACGACGTTCACCGCGATGGGCATGGCGCCGCCGAGCTGCTCGCTGCCGCTCTGCTGACTCGGGCCGAACGCGATGGGCGCCTGGGGCATTACTCGTTCTCCTGCGCGCCAGCGGTGTCAGACACCGTGTGGTACTTGCAGACCGTGCTACCGTTGAAGTCCACGTACTGCAGCAAGAAGCAACGGAAGCTGTTCGCAGCGACGGCAAACGTGGTGCCACTCATCGCGTGGTTGGTGCCCCAGGCGAACGTGATGCTCGACGCGGTGTCGTTGTGAATCGCCAGAACGGTCAACGAGGCGACAGGGCTGTGTGTGAAGTTCAGGTTGAAGTTGCCAGCCGGCACTCCAATCATCTGCAGCCGATAGTTTCCGAACGAGAGCGCGTCGATGGTCGCATTGAGAGTGGCGCCGCTATCGGCCACCGTAATCGTGCGGAGAGCGCGCGAGCCGAGTTGCCGAGTGTCGTACGCAGACGAGGCGAACGCCACGGCGGCGCCAGACGGAAAACTGTAGACGTTGCCGCTTTCGGAGAACGCTCCGGCCGACACTCCCAGGTACGTGCAGGCAGTCGACTGGCAGGAGAACGAACAGCCGGACATGGCGCCGTTGTTGTTCGGCTGCACGACCGTGCTCGTGCCAGACGTCACCGTAACCAGATTGAACATGCATCCGGTGACGGAGCCGTCGCCGACCATCTCAACCACCGTTCCGGTGTACGACGTGCCAGACACGCGGAACACGCACCCGCTCATCGTGAGCTGCCCAAAAACCTTCACCAAGTTGCCGGTGAAAGTGGCCGCTGTGACCATAAACTCGCAGCTTTCGACCGTAACGTACGAGTAGGTTGTCGAGCCGCCCAGGAAGCTGCCCGTGGCCACGCCAGCATTGAACCTGCAGCGGCTAAAGCGCGTGGTCGAACCGTCGACAATGTCGATGACGGGGAAGGTGCGCGCGACGTTGAGCGTAAAGCCCAAATCCTCGCACGCGGCTGGGGCAGCGCCTACGAAGTGCTCGCTCGCGTTGTGGTCGATGCGGATGACGCTTCGCGCGCGGTCCACTCCGCGCAGGGTGACGGTCGCGTAGGTGGTCAGCGCGCTGGCGCAGCGGTACGTGCCGGCCGGGAAGAACACCACGCCGCCGCCGGCAGCGTTGGCCGCGTTGATGGCCGCTTGGATGGCCGCCGTGTCGTCCGTGGAGCCGTCGCCCTCGGCGCCGTACGTTGGACTGGTCACCACGTACAGACCGAGCCCGGACACGGCCGCCAACGCAGTCTCGATTGGCGCCGCGACGCCGTTCACCAGCACCTCAAAATCAGGGGCGCCGGCGCTCGTGAGCCACAGGTCCAGAATGGCTTTTAGCGTGGTGGGGTTGCCGGGCGCGATGGCGCCGCCCGAGTAGGCCGCGCCGTTGAAGCTGGTGGAGCGCACCTCGACCGCTGGCGCAGACACGCCGTCCACGAAGTCACGCACGGTCGCGCCGGCCGAGTTGCGCACGATGACGCGCACCAGCTCGTTCACGTAGACCGTGGCGCCGCCGTTGGCGTCCAGCGCGATGCTGGCAGGCGCCGACCCACCGTCACCCTCGAACGAGGTGTAGTACGTGGCCAGCGTGGTCGTGCCGCGGCGATACAGGATGACCGAGCCCGACTCGGCTCCAGCTACGCCTGCCATCAAAGGTGCAATCAGGTGCATGGGCTACCTCCAAGCTGACTTGTGCGAAGGAATCATCTGGGTACCCACCGACGACTTGCTGTAGCCCTTGGCCTTCTCGAACTGCTTCTCGGCCAGGTGTTCGAAGTTGCCCACCACGGCCGGGGGCAGCGTGTTCGCGATGGCTAGCCAGTGCGCCAAGTTGAGCACCAGGTACTTGACCCAGTGCCGCTCGAGGTCGACCGTGCGCGACTGGTCGTTGCCGTCCGCGATGAGCCCGTGGACGATGAGCGTCAGGGTGCCCGCCTCGCTCGGCACTGGCCACACGTAGAGCGTGTCCACGTTGCCGCGCTTGAACATGAGCAGACTGGGCGTGCCCGAGCTGGTCTTGTCCGTGATGGCGTTGTAGGCCTCCATGTCGACGACGCGCACGGGAGTCTCCGTGGTCTCGCCGGTGGCCTTGAACATGCCGGTGGTCAGCACGTCGAGGAAGGTGTTCGGCGACGTCTGCGCGTACGAGGCCGTACCGGCGACGAGCGCCTGCGTCACGAAACGCTTGTGCCGCTGGATGGTCGCGTTGGCCTGTAACGCCTTCATCTCCATGTCGAGGAAGTCGGCGGCCATCTCGAACTTCGCTGACCACTCCGGAGACGACGCGGTCTCGTTCGCGTTCATCAACCCGGCGAGCTGGTAGGCCCGCTTGATGATGGTCTCGATGGTGGCTTCGCGCGTGACTGACGTGTTGATGGTCACGTGTCTTGCTCCGTGTAGTCGTCGTGCTCGACGGTGCCCGTGTCACCCAGTGGCTCGTGGTGCGCGAAGTTGGCCGCCTCCATCGCCTCGAGCTCGCTCAGCTCGCGAGCGTTGCGCCCGCGGCCGTCGTTGTTTGTGCCCGGTCCCACGCAGCGCAGCATGCCGTCACTGCAGCGCGTCAGCTGGTTGCGCAGGTAGCGCACGCCGCACGTGTCACAGATGGCCTCGCCGACCCCGCGCACAAAGCGCCTGTGGGACCGCGTGCTCACAGCCCCTGGCTGTACTTTCCGGGGCTGGTGAAGGGCACGGTCCGCTGCCCATTTAGGCGCGGGTCGTGCTGCTGCGGGCTGGGGCCGGTGGCGGCCTCCATGCTTTTCGGCTTGAAGCCAATCTCGCCATTGGGCAGCAGAACGGGCGACCAGGCGACACCGCCCTCGCCCATCTCGCCCATCGTCTCGAGGTCGCCGAGCGACTCGTCGAAGCCCATGGGGTCGCTGGCCTCGGGGAGCATCTCTGCCTCGCCGATGTCCACATCGAGGCCGGGCTTGATTTCGGCCTCGCCGATTTCGACGTCGAAGTCAGGAGAGCGCTTCGCCCCCTGCGGCTTTTTGGCTGGCTTGGGGGGCGGCATGCTTCTCTCCTAAAAATGCCTCGCAGCGTTGCCAGGGGAGCGGCCTGGTTCCACTGCGAGGCGAGGGGTTTCTTACGCGAGGGTGGAGGCGGTGCCGAAAGCAGCTCCGCGATGGCCGGCCGTGTTGGTCGCTGTGACGTCAGGCCCGAAGGTCATGCTCGCCACGGTGCCCCACGCGCTCGCGCCGCCGCTGAGCACGTTCATCTGCACGCAGTCTGCCTCGCCGCTCACACCGGCCATGCCGGTGACAGCAGCGGTGCTGGATGCCTTGTTGTTCTTGAACACGCAGCCGTACACCTGGATGAACGTGCTGGCCGTGGTCAGGAAGCGCATCACGCCGACGCCCACTGCAGAGGTGGCAGCGGCAATGGTGCAGCCAATCATGCGCAGACGGTCTGCACCAACAAGCTGAACCACCGTGGTGACCTCGCCCGCCGTCGCGCCGCGGATGTCGAGATTCAGCAGCTCGAGGTCCACAGCAGCGGCAGTGGTCGTGATGGGGATGGTCGTCTTGCTGTTGGCGTCCGTGCTCACGCGGATTTTGCAGTCGGCGATGCGGCAGCCAGCGGCAGAGATGGTGATGGGAGCTGCAACCGTCACAGTGCCCGCGCCGGGGTCCATGTTCAGGATGCAGTTCTCGAGGGAGACGTTGGCGACGTCGAACAGGAACGTCGAGGTCGCCGTGGTCCAGGTGAAGGTGGGCCGCGACGCGCCCTGGCCGAGGCCAATGATGCGCGTGCCCGCCTTCAGGTTGGACATCTGGTCGGCCGAGGCGATGTTCTCGGCGTGACCGGGGAGCACCAGCACGGTGTCGCCCTTGCCGGCCGTGCAGAGCGCCAGCGCGGCGTTCAGGGTGGTCCGGAGCATCTTGGCGATGTCCGGGTCATCCGTGATGGCCGGGCCGCTGCTGTGCACGTAGGCGACAACCTTGCCGCCCGGGGGCGTGAAGTTGCCGAACTGCGTGCGGAGGCCCGCGGCCAGATTGACCTTGGGCATGTCGGGGTAGCTGCCGTTTGCGATGGCCATGGTTCAGCCTCCTTCAGGCGCCGACAAAGTAAAAAGACCGGGGGTCGCTCCAGCCGCGCGCCCAGCGTGCCGTGATGGCGTGCTTGACGACGGTGAAGTCCTCCTCGCGCCAGGTGGACGCGCGGGGCTTGCGACGCATGCGCATCTGCAGACCGCCCTCAGCGTCCGTCTGGATTGCCCAGTTGGTCGTGGTGTTGGTCCACTGGGTGACCGGCACGAGCTCCATGCTCATGCGGTGCACGACGTTGATTTCGTTGAAGTTGCCCGCCTCGGGCGCCTTCGTCGAAAGCATGATGCCTTCCCAAGCAGACTCCTGCTCGATGGGGCACAGCACCTTCTCGGGCGTGTAGCCCTCGCGGATGCCGTCGTGGCCGGGCAGCGTGCGGATGGCCGCGCGCGCAACGATGACCGCTGCGCGCGAGGGGCTCATGGGCGTCGCCATGGTGTTGGAGAACGTGCCGCCGTTGGCCAGCGTGTGCGCGCTGTTCGCCAGGCAGAGGCCGTCGCCGCCGGTGTAGCCGGTGTTCTCGGCGCGCACCAGCATCAGCGCGGCGTCGATGTCGATGGTCTTGTGCATGGCGCGCTTGAGGTGCCGCGCTGCCTTGATGGCCTCGGGGTACTTCGAGTCCTCGGCCAGCTCCTCCGTGAGGATGATTTTCAGGCCGAAGGTGCGCGCGGTGTAGCGCGTGAGGGTGCCCTCACGCAGCGTCCCGGTCGCAATCTCGGTACCTTCCGGCTTCTCCGAGGCGAGGCCAGGGCCTGCAACCTCCAGGTCGTCCTCGTAGGCGTCCGACATGCTGGGGGTCTTGCAGTACTTCTTGTAGTCGAGCTTCGCCTCGAGCCCATCCGTCTTGTCCTTGATGATGGAGTCGAGGGTGTTCTTGAGCGTGTGGTAGAATGTACCGGAGTAAACAGTCATCGGGAGTCTCCTTACACGCCCAGCGGGCTAAGGGCTTCGGGGAGGTTGCACTCGACCAGCAGCTTGACGTTCGCCCCGCTGAAGTCCTGGTTCGCTTGGTTGTCCGAGATTCCGACGATGCGGAACTGGAGGGTGTTGGTGGTGGCGTGGCCGCTGATGTCGATGCGGGGGAACGCCTTCTTGCTCGCCGAGACGGCCGAGTAGACGAGGTCCACGTTCTCCTGCACGAACGCCTGGTAGCCCGCCAGCGTGGTGGCGGTCACGGCATCGTCCACGTCCACCTCGTATGTGATTCCCCAGAAGGGCAGCACGTAGACGTAGCTGGCGCGCTCCTGGATGGTGCCCCAGGCGGTGCCGCCTGGCAGCTTGTTGGTCGGCTGCATGGCCGAGCCATCCCAGTAGGGAGCGACGCCGACGATGACGCCGTAGCCCTTCGCGGCGCTGCCTGCGCCCATCAGCGCGACGGTGCCGGTCGACACCAGCGCCACAGGGTCGCCGATGTTCAGGTCGCAGTTGACAGCGCCTGGGGCCGCCTGGTAGCCGGTGGCCACAAGGCACTTGATGGGGTCGAGCTTCGCCCCGCGGCTTCGGTACGGCCGAAAGCCGTATGTTGCGACGTTATCCATTTATCCTCCGAGCGCCGGTTCAGGGCGCGCTTCCTTGGTCTCGTTTTCGAACCGAAGCGAGCCCTCGGCGAGGACTTGCTTACTGATGCCGCGGAGGCCGTCCACACCGCTGGTATTGCGCACGATGCGGCGCTCGATGGCGTCGAAGCTTGCCTGCTCCTGCTTGAAGCGGGCCTGGAGCACCTCGATGGGGCAGCTCATGAGGACATGGCCGCGCTGCTCGATGACGTCGCCGTCCGTCGTGCTCATCATGGGCAGCGAGACGCCGCCCTCGCGGACGCGCTCCATCTCGTAGCCGAGAGCCTGATAGTGGGGGATGCCGAGGTCGTGGTCGGCCTTGTAGACGAGCACGTAGTGCCGCTTCGGGTCGCGGTTCCTGATGACGGTCTGCGTCACGGACACGGCGGTCACCGGGCGGGTCTCGGGGTCGATGCGCTTGGTCTGACTTGGTTTCTGAGGGAGATTGGCCACGGGGTATCCTCAACCATCACTGCAGACCGGCTGAGGTCCCCGCTTGCTCCAACAGACGTCACATGAGCGGCCATGTGCGCCGAAATCAGACTCCGCATCCAGGCAGGACTAGAGCCGACTCTGCAAGTCTATGCAGGACTGAACACGCGTGTCAAGCGCGCCGTCGCTCTTTGGTAGCGTCCTCCATCGACTTTACGCCCGCGGTCTTGGCCCACGTCTTCCACCGCTTCGCGTTGTCCTCGATGTGAGGGTAGGCGGCGTCTGCCATCCGCTTCATCTCCTTGGTCATCATAACCACGTTCTTGGGCGCGTCTGCTCCGCGCTGCCCGGCCTGCCCGCCCGAGCCCGAGCCCGTGAACTTGGCCTTGGCGTTGGCGGTAGGCTTCGGCGCCGGGGGCTTGACGCCCAGGTGCTGGTGACGCGCCTCGATGACGGCTGCGCGCAGCGTGTCCGGGTTGTCCGGCTTCCCCTCGCGCAGGGCGCGTTTGTAGTTGATTTTGACCTGCTCCTTGGCCAGCGGGTCCGTGAAGACGTCCGGGAACTCCGCGTGCATGGCACGGACGACCGGATGCACCACGGGGGCCGGCTGCTGGCGCTGCTGGGGCTGCTTCTCCGCGTGGAAGCGCTCGTACTGGATGCGCTGGCGGTCCTGCTCGAGCCGCTGCGCGTACGCGAGGAGCTGGTCGTACTCCTCCTTCGGCATGCGCTGGCCCTGCCGCTCGTACTTCTCGTTCAGCATGTTCGCGTAGTCGGCCACGCGCTGCTGCTCGTCCCACTTCGCCTTGTACTCGGCGTCGTAGTCGCGCTGCGCCGGATGCTCGTGCTGGACCGGCTCGGCGGTGCGCTGCTGCTCCTGGGCTTCGAGCATGGCCTGGTAGGCGCGCTCGGCGGCTTCCGCGCGCTCCTCTGCGGCGCGGGCCTTTTCCTGGACCTCGCGCAGGCGGTTGCGGCGGCGCTCCTTGCGCGTGAGCTGCTCGGCGGGCTCGGCCTCGTCGTCGCCCTCTTCCTCGTCGTCGTCGAGCGACAGCTCCTCGTCTTCCTCGTCATCCTCCGGCGCGGGCTTGCGCTCGACCTTCTCGGGCTTCTCGGCCTCCGGCGCACGTACCTTGGCGCGCATCTCCTCGATGGCGCGGTCGTTGGCGGCCTCTACATTCTGGTCGTCATTCTCGATGGTCATGGGTGCTCCTCAGTAGTCCGCGGGGATGACAGGGACAGTCGGCATGCCGGCGCCGTCGTAGTAGTGCTGGCCCTCGTCGTTGCGCTTCGTGACGATGCCGCCCTCGCGCGCCACCTCCGCAAGGTCCTCGCTGGCGATGATGTCGCCGGCGCGCAGGATGATGACGTGCTCCTCCAGATTGCGGAAGCCGCGACCACAGGGCTTGCGATAGGGGGAGAGGCGAACGAAGGACACGATGTGGCCCACGTCGATGCCGTTGCTGCGCAGCGAGTCGAGCGCCTTCAGGCCAGCTCCGACGATGATGCCGCGGGGCGCCTCCTCGTGCTCCATCTGCTTCGTGCGCTCGGTCTTGATGATGAGGCCGCCGCCGAACGTCTCCGACTCCTCCATCGGAATCTGCCAGACGAACACGCGGTCGTACACCGGCTGTGCGGCGAACGCGCCGTCGATGATGCCGTACTTGTCGCGACGCTTCTCCAGCAGCGGCGGGAGGTTCAGCGCTCCCGGCTTCGCCTGGTTCTGGCGGCCCCACAACACACGCTGCTTCTCTTCCTGTGCCTGCTCGCTAGCGGTCTTCGGTTCCATGATTCGCTCCTACCTTCTTCTTGCTCAACATCTCCGACAGAAACCCCTCTATCGAAGAAACCTTGGTCTCGGCCGCGCGCACTGCCGGGTCGGTCGAGTCGCGCGCCGCGGTGTGCAGCGCAGCCGTCGCCAGCCGCAAGTCCTCGCGGCACTTGGCCACGAGCCGAATCGTGACGGCGTGATTCAGCCAGTCTTCCTTGTGCGCGTAGTCGGTCACTGGGGCGGCGGCTCCTCAGCGGTCGGCTCCATGCCGGGCGGCGGCCCCATCATTTCGGGCGGCGGGCCGTCCGGCCCAGGCAGCGGCATGCCAGGCGGCATCATGGGCGGGGGCGGCGGGATGCCAAGCGTCGTGGGCGGCGGCGCGGGCTCCGGCCCGAGGAATGGCACAAGGTGCTCCTGGCTGCGCGCGATGAGTGCCTCCTTCAGCGCCTGGAACATCAAGGGGATGTTGTTCTGCAGCTGCGGCAGCGAGCTGACCATCGAGAGCGTCTGGTCGGCCTCGGTGATGCGCTGCGCCTGCGAGGCGAAGCGGAGGTCGCTGCGCAGCACCACGCGGTAGTCGCGCTCGTACAGCTGGCGACCGATGCGCAGCTCTTGCGCTGTGCCGAGCTTATGGTTGTTGACGAACACGATTTCGTTTTCGTCCATGAACTTCGCGTTGAGCTTCGCGTTGTTCTTGAGCACCTGCGCCACGAAGTCGCCGAAGCGGCTGGTGACCACCGTGAGCTGCTTGGTCGCCTGCTCGACGCGCGTGCTGATGCCGCGGAACGTCTCGCCCGACTTGCCGCTTTCGCCGCTGAGCACGGAGGGAGCCTGCATGCTCGACTGACCCCACTCCTCCACGAGCTTCAGCACCTCGATGAGCTGCGGATTGGCCGGTGGCGCCTTGATTTCCTTCAGCGACTTGTCGAGCTCGCCCGGCGTGACGCCCTTCGCGACGTTCACTTTACCGGGCGCCACCTCGAGCGGCGACTCGAACGACACGCCGTCCGCCACGATGTAGCTGCCGCCGTTGGCCAGCGTCGCGGCGTCCACGAACTGGCTCAGCACCGTGTTGCCGGCGCGGTTGTAGTCGGCCTGGATGCGGCCGTAGCCGATGCCCAGCGGCCCGCTCGGCGGCTCGATGCACACCGCGTGGCTGAACATGTGGATGGGCACCTTGCGGACCGGGTCGGGCGCGAACAGCGGGTCGCTGGCCTGCTCGGCGCTCTCGAGCCAGCTCGGCACCATGGGCGGCGGGGGCGGCGTGAAGGGCATGCCGTCCGGGCCGATGGGGGCCAGCGTCTCGCCGGAGGCCAGCGAGAGCATGCTGCTGTTGAAGGCCTCAAGCTCCATGCGGTAGCGCCCGAGCTCCTCCTCCTGCGTCTGGTGGCGCAGCTTGTCCTGCCAATCCTCCTCCTCGAGAATCTGCAGCTGGAGCACGTTGCGGGTCTCGTGGTCCACCACGAGCTTGCAGAAGCGCTCGTCGACCTGGTTTGGCAGCTCGAGCCAGCCTTCCCAGTGCAGCAGCTTGTAGGGCGCCTTCTGCTCGTCGCTGGCCTCCACGCCGCTGACTGCCGTGGCCTCCTCGCGGATGGGCGCGTTCGGCTCGTCGTCCCAGCTGGGCGTCTTGCGCTCGATGACGGCATCGACGTCGTGCCACTCGTCGCGCATGCGCTGTAGCTCGTGCTTGTAGCGGTACAGCACCTTGGCGACCCAGGGGCAGTCGCTGAAGTCGGGCTCGACGGTCGTGTGCACGTGCGGGATGACGAAGTCGTCCGGCGTGAGCACCTCGTGCTTGTTGCGCTTCTTGGCGGCGTCCCAGTAGCTGTGGCAGACGGTGTCGCCGGCCATGAAGAACATGAGCAGCGCGCGCATCATCTGGCGCTTGAAGTCGGTCAGCGAGGTGCTGATTTGCCAGTTGGCGTGGCGCGACAGAATGTCCGCTGTCTCGCGGTCGTCCGGTCCGACCGGCAGCACGGTGGCGACGGCCGTCCAGTCGCCGAACAGCTCGCCCGCGGCGCGCATCTGCAGCCGGGTGATGTTCTCGAGCATGATGGGCACGTGCGCGTTCGCGCAGTTCTTGAACGGGTAGAGCTTCTCCGGGAGGTCGCCCGTGAACAGCCGCAGGTCGTTGGCCAGGCGCTCGCGGTAGCCCTCCTGCGCCTCCCAGGCGGCGTCGAACTGGTCGACGGCGAAGTCCGCCATCTCCTTCAGCGCGGCGATGCCATCGGGGTGCTTGAGCAGCTCGGGCACCAGATTCGGCGCCTCCTCGTCGTACGTGAGCTCGGGCTCGGCCTCCGCGTCGAGCGTGTCGATGGCCTCGGCCTCTTCAGGCTCGTCGGCGTCTTCCACTTCCACCTCGCCGGATTCCTCCAGGTCGAGCAGCTCTTCGTCTTCATCCAAAAGTGCCATGAGACCTCACAGGTGCGGTGACCCGTATCCGTAGCGGCCCTGGCCGCGTAGCGCTTCCCGGTCCGACGCGTCGTCATCGTCGTCGTCGTCCCGGTCTTCCTTCTCTCGCCTGACATGTACGCGTGAGGGGCCATGCGAGGCGTACGCCGCAGCATACATGGTTTCGTCCACAGCGTGGTCATCTCCGCCCTTGAGCGGCTGCTCCGGGTCGTCCGGGTCGGTGTCCACCTGCGGCAGCGTCGTGATGGTGTACTTGCAGGTCGAGAAGACCATCAGGCCGGGATTCTGCGTGCCGTTATTGTGGTCGCGCAGGCGCTTGATAAGACGGCCAGCGTTCGCCACGCGGCTCTTCTTGTCTGCCTGGACCCACATGATGCCCTTGTCGCGGAAGACGTCGACCTTGCGCTTGCCCGAGTCGCCGCGCTCCTCCCAGAGCTGCGTGTCCGCTGGACCGGTGATGCGCGAGCACTTGCCGACCTTGTCCCACAGGCCGAGACGCTCCTCCTCGTGCTTGATTTGTTCGGCCACCTGCTCGTCGGTCTGCCCCTGGAACTTCAGCTCGCAGATTTTGTACAGGTCGCCGTCAGGGTCGAACGCGTACCAGCCGACGTTGCCGGGGCTCTTGAAACCCCAGTCCATCGCGCGGAAGACAGGCCAGTCGCTCGGAATCTTGAACGGCTTGACGACGTGCAGGGTCTTGTCCCAGTCCTCGCCGAAGAAGCTGCCGGGCCGGAAGTACCAGTCGCCGTCGCGGTAAGCCTTGCGGATGTGCACGGGGAGCGCGCTGAGCGTCTCCTCGTAGTCCGCTGCGAACTGCTTGTTGGGGTTGTCTGTCAGCCTGCCGGGCAGGTAGATGCGCGTGCGCGTGAACGTCGTGCCGTCCGTGCGCTTGATGGTGCGCGCGAGCAGCTTCCTGCCTTCCGGGTGCGGGTCCACGAACATCTTGCGGACCCAGTGCGGGTCAGCGCCCGGTGAGACGCCCGGGTTGGACATGCTCCGGACCTTGAGAAGCTGGCGAAGGACCGGGTCAGCGCTGCGCAGGCGGGAGGTGACACCGTCGTACTGCGCCTTGCTGAAGGTGGTCAGCTCGTCGAAGGCGATGTGGGTCTGGCTTGACACCATGCCGAACTCACCAATATAGTGGTTGGCATCTTCCACGGTGAGGTCAAATGTCCGACGCAGCCCCGCATAGCGCATCAGTCCAGTCGCAATACAGACGCCCTCTGTCAGAGGTCGGTCCTCTTCCGAGTAGAAGTGTGGGTAGCTCGTTTCCGAAGTCGCCCGGCTACGTGATGGAGCATTCCCCAGAGCACCCAGGCGCAAACCGGCACGGCTACGTGCTCCAGCACCGCCTGGTCGCCGAGGCTGTCTTGGGCCGCTTCCTGTCCCGGCTGGAGGTCGTGCATCACGAGGACAACGACCCGTCGAACAACGACCCGTCGAACCTATGGCTGTTCCCGTCGCAGCGGGAGCACCTGCTGCATCACAAGCGGTCGTGTCCGGTGAACGACCGGGCCCTCGTCGAACGCCTGCGAGCTTACGCCCAGAACACGAGCCTGACGATTCTGGACGCGGCCCGCCTGGAAGGCATGAGCCGCAACACGATTGCGAGCATTCTCGGTCGGCATCGCATCCTGTGGCACGGCGAAGAGCGGCTCGACGAACAGACTGTTCGTGAAGCACTAGCCGGACGGTCAACGCTGGAAGCTGCGAAACTGCTCGACGTGCACCATCAGACCCTACGAAACAACTTTCCGCATCTATTGTCGAAACGCGTTTCGCCCGGCTCACTCGAGCCCCATCGAGAAGAGATTCGTAGTCTTGCCAGTACCATGCATGCGAAGGAGCTGGCCCCTCGCTACGGCGTGTGCCCGGCGACTCTGAGAGAGGCGGTACGTCGCTGGAAGTCACAAGAACCGGATGCGTGGTCGGCTGTAGCTGCGTTCCAAGCAGACCGCCGGTTGTCGGGTGGCGGACGTCCAAGGCGGAGCAGTGCTGAACGCCAGAGTCCCAGGTAGCGAGCACGCGCTTCGGCCCCTCGAGCGTCAGCACCAGCTCGCCGGCTGCCACGTCCTCGATGGCGCGCAGCGACCCGTCCGCCATCACGATGCGCTGGCCCTCCGCTAGGCAGTACGCGTTCGAGAGGTACTTGGCATGGTCCTCCGCGCCGTTGCAGTGCCCGAATTGCACTTTGAAGCCGCTCGAAAACGTCCACAGGTTCTTGGTGCTGTTCCAGTGCGCCTTGGGGTCGACACCGGGGTAGAGAATCTGGCTGCGCGCGATGGTCTGCTCGAGCTCGCCCAGCTCGCGGCGCAGGTGGAGCGCCCAGCCTGTCGAGTGCCCCCAGCGCTGGTGGAACGGGTGCGCACGGTCAGCGCACCGCTGGTGCTCGACGATGACCTGCTCCATGGGGTCCATGGTCAGACAGAGCGACTTGCCGACGCCCGCGGAGCCGGCGCCCAGCGCCTCGTGCACACGGAGCGCGTGGAACTCCTGCTGCCACACCGACGGCTGGTACAGCGCCTCGGTCATGGGCGGATGAGCACCCGGACAGCGTCCGCCGCAGGGGCCACGCCGAACGTGATGGTCAGCAGGTCCGCCGTCGTGCGCTCGACCGTCGCCGGCACGTCCAGGTAGGTCCCGGTGTCGTAGACGGCCACCACCACGTCGCGCGTGCCGAACGGGTTCTCGACAGCGAACACCGTGGCCAGGCCGTCGCCGATGGTCACCGCTGCCGAGGTCAGCTGCGCGTTCACCAGCGCGCGCAGGCGTCGCACCACGGGCACCACCTCGCGATTGAGGGCGTCGAGCACAGTGCCCGGCTCGAGCGCCTTGCTGCCCACCTGCTGGTCCACCAGCGGCACTACCGCGTCCTCGTGTGCGACTCGAGCAGCGCGTAGATGCCGTCGCGCAGCTTGGCGCGCACGAGCCCCGGCGGGCCGTTGCGCATCCACTTGAGCCGCTCAGCGTCGCTCATGTCCGCCCAGTTGCGGCGCACGCCAGCGTGGTCGCCCAGGGCCTGCGCGAGCGCCTTGTCGGCCTCGAACGCGACGCGCGCCACGTGGGCCTCGGCAAGCGGCCTGTGCGCCTCCTCAGGCTGCCAGTCGCTCGAGGGCTTGCGCAGTATCTCCTGCATCGGCCGGTCGAGCCTGACCGCCTCCAGGCCGCCGCGCCGCACCATGTAGCCAAGCTCGCCGGTCGTCTGATGGCGCACCCATCGACGGTCCTGCTCCTTGGGGTCCCAGTCAGCCGGTAGCGCGTCAGTCCCCACTGTCCACCTGCAGCACTTCGTATTGGGGAGCGGCAAAGTGCGCGACCAGCTGCACGTTCAGCGTGGGCGACGGCACCTTGCTTGCCTCCCGGACCTTCTGGATGCCCAGCATGGTGCTGCGCGCGTTGCCCAGGCCAACCGGCGCGTCCTTCGCGCTCATCCAGCTCGCCTGCATGATGCGCAAACGTTCGGTCGCCGCCTTCTCGCCCAGCTCCTCCACCCACTCGGGCGGCACTTCCTTCTGCCCAGGCGCGATTTCGTAGAACCTGACCGATGCCTCCACGACCCGCATGGAGCGTTCAAGAATGCCGTCCTCCAGCGTCCGCAGCTCCTCCACCTTGTTCGCGGTGCCGGGGGGCGGCTCGCACGTGATGGCCTCTGCAGTGGGAGAAGCTACGAGGGACGTGGATTCTTGGACGCTGTCCTCAAACAGGTCGGCGAACACGCTCGGCGCTTCCACGATGGTATCGGGCACAGCGGAAGACTACCGCGACCGTGGCGTGCTTACAAGCCCCATGGGGTACCCACATGCCCCACTGCGCGCTATTTCTGGACGCGCGTCCAAGAAGTCGCGCTGTCTTCCCATTCGAGCCGCGCTCTCTTAAGCCGCTCTTTCTGTCAGGCGGCGATGAGCCGCTCACTCATCCGCCCAAGCATGAGGGTGTGGGTCACGCTCTCACTTGGGGGCTGACTAGCACAAAATCCGGCGACGCGCCATGTATCATCGGCGATATACACCATCTGTCGGGAAATCGGCCTGTTTGGTGGTGCGAAAAGTTTTACGCACCATGAGCTGGCGACTGGTTGGACCAGTGAGGATTGCAGTGTGCGGTGTAAATGTAACCACGGATAACATGCTTGCTGGGTACCCACGGTGTGGTATGGTTCGGCATGGGAAAGCGCGTGAACTGGGCGAACGTCAAGACGCGGGCCGCTGCCCTTCGGGCGGAGGCGCCGCAGCACACCACCACGGCTCCCAGGGGCCGCGAGCCGACCGAGGGCGAGCTGTCCAAGCTCAAGCTCTCCAGGTGGAAGTACAACCAGCGCCGCCTCGACGACATCGACGCCTGGCTCAAGGAGAAGTGATGGAAGAGACCGAAGAGGGCCGCGCCGAGTGGTACGCGTGGCTGGACAGCGTCGGAGCGCTCGGCGAGGACCCGCCGCGCGACTGCTGGGATGCGGATGGTCGCTACATCCCGCGTGACGCCGCGTGACGCTTGACCCGACAAGGCGGCTCATCATCCACGGCGCCGACCCGGTGAAGTGGGCCAGGCGTTACGGCATCCAGGCCTTCACGGCGGACTGCTACGGCTGCGGCGCGGCGCGCGAGTGCACGCTGCCGTTCGCCCAGGGCAAGCTGCGAGGCCTCATCGCGCCCGTGTGCGAGTGCGGAAAGGCCAATCCGCCGTACTGCATGGTCTCGGCGACAGGCGGCGACGTGCTGAATGCGCTGCGTGACGATATGTGACGTCACATGTTACGCATGGTCCCGCACCCAGGTATCGAGCCTGGTTGGTGCAAGCACACCCGGTTTACAGCCGAGCCCGCCTCCTTAGCGGTCTAGTGCGGGATTACTTGACGACTTCGACCATGGCGTAGACGTCGGGGCGCAGCTCCGCCAGCGCACGCATCTTCGCGCGCCAGGCTGGCGTCTCCATGCCCTTGACCTCCACGAACTTCACCTTGCCACCGGGGTAGATGACCATGAAGTCCACCACGTACTTCGTGCCAGGCAGCTTGATGGGCACCTGCTCGAGCCAGTCGAGCACCACGCCGGTGTTCTTCTGGAGCTGGAGCAGACCCGCGTAGTCTGCCTCGCGCTTGGACGCGTAGCCGTTCGTGCGCTTTGCGCCGAACTTCTGCGCCTGCACACGGAACGGCCTTGCCATCAGAAACCGTCGCCCGCGAGCACAGGCCCGTCCGCGACGCCGGTCGTGACGACAGGCAACTCGGTCTGCCGAGGGTCCACGGCAAGCTGCGGACGGGTCTCCAACAGCTGCTCGCTGACGATGTCCAGGATGCGCTTGCGAGCGTTGAAGCTCTGCTTCTCGAGGATGTTGAAGATACGGCTCGCTGCCGCGTATTCCTGCTTCGGTCCATTCATTGCCATTAGACTTGCTCCTGTTCTTCCACCACTGCGCCGATGCGATGCCGGACCCAAGCCGAGTAGCTTTCGCGCCGCCAGCGAGGTGACTTCTGCCACCGCGCTCGTGACGCCTCCAGCTGCTCGGGGGACAGCTTCACTCGCGCCAAGCTCTCCCTCTTGTGTACGTTACGCTTCATGTCGGCGATACTAGGAGACCTGACACCACACTGCAAGCGAGTTAGGTACCCACGTCGATTTTTTGGGTACCCACTTGCGCGACACCGGTTGGGTACCCTAGTCTGCGGGCATGGGCGAAACGAAATGGGCGGTGCTGGCGCTGTTGTTCTCGGTGATAGGCATAGGGGGCCTTGCCGAGTGCGGACCGCCAGCGAAGTGCGAGTTGTGCGGCTCACAGTGCCGGACGAGCATGGAGTGCGCATCTGGCTGTGCGTGTCTCAGGGGGGCGTACGGTATGGGTGAGTGCGTGGAGCTGCACGAGCGGGGGCAGCAGTGAGACCGACGATGGCAGACGTCCTGGTCGACGACGCCGACCGAGCTCTCTTGGAGGAGGGCGGGTGGCACATCAAGCCGTGCGCGTGTGTGCAGGGTCAGTTTTACGTAGCCAAGGATAGTCGGACCTGGAAAAGCGGTGTGCGAGGGGCCGGCGGGTACGTGAAGCTGCACAACGTCCTTATGTCGCCGCCTGCTGGCATGGTGGTCGACCACAAGAATGGCAATGGGCTCGACAACCGTCGCGAGAACTTGCGCGTCTGCACGCGGGCCCAGAACGGAATGAACCGCCGACGCGGCAAGAACAACACCAGCGGCTACAAAGGCGTCCACTGGTGCGCGAGCAAGCAGAGATGGTTGGCCCGCATCAGCGTAAACGGTAAGCAGCGCTCGCTTGGTCAGTACACGGACCCGCAGCAGGCCTACGCCGCGTATTGCGCTGCCGCGCTCGAGTTGCACGGTGAGTTCGCGAGGCTCGCGTGAGTCCAGGGCTCCAGTACGACATACCGGAAACCAATCCGCAGCCGTGCGCGCAGACGGTGGAGTTTTGCGAGCTTCTGGCCCACGCCATCAGGTGCAGTCGAGACGGCGATTTGTTTGCCGCGGGGGCATGGTACCGGCAGGCGGCGCTGGCGCGAGACGCCATCACGTCGCGGCACTTCGCGAAGTGGGCGGGAAAGGTGCTCGAGGGGTTCGTCAATGCCATCACCGAAATCCAAGAAGCCGCCCGAGCCGAAGCAGGACACCGCAGGGCACTGTCACGCGTGCGGCAAGGTGTTTCCGAGCGGTCCACGGGACTTCGGCGCGGACTGCCACCTGGTGGACGACGTGATGATAGCCACGTGCTCCAGGGCCTGCAGGGCGACTCTCGGGCTCAAGGAGCGTAAGAGCGAGGCTCTCGGGCCGTTCGCTCATCTATTCGACTGAGCGGCCCTGCAGCATGCGGTGCCGCGCGATGATGTCCGCCGCCTCCTTGGCTGTCAGGTGGCGATACTTGGTCTTGTATGCACGTTGCAGATAAGCCTCGACGCGTAGATAGGGCGTCAGCTCGATGCCCAGGGCCTTGCAGTGCGCGAGCATGCGCGAGCCCGGACACTTCAGGTACTCTCGGATGCTGGACAGCGTGTAGTGGCCCGCGATGGGCTTGATAGCGTGCTGCCAGCTCTTTTCTCCAGGTTGTAGCTCTGCCACGAGGTCTCCATGCACATTGGGAATGAGTACGAGTTGGTGTCGCTGAGGTCAGTGTGGACCAAGCAGCTGGCCGCTATCAAGGGGATGCCCGACGTGCCCCCCGAGGTCGGCATCGCTGTGAAGCATCGCAGTGAGCTGGCGGCCGGGGTCGTCATCTACAACACGACCGGGCCGTTCATCATCTTCGAGCACCTGTTCACCATGGGCATGCGCTCGCCGCGCGTCCGGCACCGGGCCGTGGAGACGGTGGTGCTGTCTTGCGCGGCCTACTGCACAGCCCACGGCAAGCAGGGCATCACGCTGAACCGGCTGAAGGGCATGCGGCTCATGTTCGAGCGACTGGGCGTCGGCGGGCGCGCCGAGGGCCTGGAGATTCTTGCAACGCACCTGGAGGGCAAATGAGACCGCTGCGAGAGATAGCCGCCCAGACGTGGCACTGCGCGACCAGCTGGGAGGACGAGGCGATGCTCATCGGCAACGTCCGCGCTGATGAGGTGGCCGAGCTGGCAAAGACCGGCCTCGAGCTTGCTGCGCTGCGGGAGCTTCCTGGCTACGAGCCCCTCGTCGCCTGGCTCGGCGACGAGGAGACGCCCGGCAACCAAGGGTTCAACGCGGCGCTCAACGCTATCCTGAAGCTGCTGGAGGGCAAGTGAGTCGTCTGCCAGGAGAGAGCCATCCCCCGCTGGCCGTGAAGGGCGACTGCGACTGCGCGTGCGGCGGCCGGTCCATCCGCAATCCGCACTACCTCGACGAGCACGACCCGCTGTACGTGTGCGAGCGCTGCGGGCGTCCGCCGAGCGGCTGCGGCTCGCTGTGTCGCATCTGCGGCGAGGAGATAGACATCGGCTCACAGTGCCGCTGTGGGTACCAGGCGGAGCGGCTGCAGATTAGCGTGTCGATGCTCATGCTCAACAACAAGCGCGCCGAGTTCAAGCTCGAGGAGGCCGCGGTGCGTCTGCTGAAGGGCGACAAGTCTGCAGACTCCATCGCGGGGCTGAAGCGCGCGCTGACTGCGTGGCTGGACGAGCGCGGCATCGCTGTTTAGTGTTGACATCCGCCCGTGGGTACCCAATAACGGACGGATGGAAAACACAGCATGCGAGGCGGGGCGATGAAGGTCAGCAAGAAGATGCTTGCGGCGTTCTGGGACGCGAACCCGAACAACAAGCCCGTCGAAGCCCTGGAGGCTGCTGTCGCGCTCATCCCCGAGTCATCAGCGCTGCCCGTTGCGCCGTTCCAGGTCACGGAGGCGGAGTGGCTGGAGGCGTGTCGGCGCAACAATCAGCGTGACGCGCTCGAGTGCCTGAACGAGCTGCTCGCCAAGCGCCCGCCCGTTGCGCAGGGGGCGATGCCGACACGGGAGGCGTTGGCCCGGGCGATTGAATCCGACTGGATGGACGCGGCCATCGGCGTTGGCAATCACACACCCGCTGAGGTAGCCGCCGACGCCGTGTTGCGCCTCTTCGCGCCGCAGGAGGCAGCCGCGCCTGTGGTGACGGTGGACCGCGCGAGTTTCGAGAAGCTGGGGCGCGATGTCGACTTTTGGCGTAACAGCAACCACGAAGCTTGCAGGATGCGCGACGCCGCCATTGCCCGCGCCGAGGCCGCTGAGAAGCGAGTGGCGGAGCTGGAGCAAAGCTTGCGCTATCGCACCGAGGAGCGCGACGACGTTGCTCGCGAACGCTCCGAGTTGGTGCGCGTTGGGCAGGGCTTCCGCCGTGACCGCGACACCGCCCGTGCCGAGCTGGCTGAGCTGCGGCGGCAGCGTGATGCGTACGCGGCTCGGGCTAGCCAGTGCCTGACCGAGGCTGCCCGCTCCGAAGGCGCTGAGGCGGCACTGGAGCGCGTCAGGGGGCTGGTGGAGAGGTGGAGGGCGGAGGCTGACAGTCAAGCGTACTGGGCCGTGGCCATGAGCGAGTGCGCCGACGCGCTTGAGCGGGCGTTGCGAGGTGAGCCATGAAGATTATCCGCAGGCCACCCAAGGTGTCGTCGTGGAAAGGCCAGGCGATGTGCCCGCGCTGCAAAGCGGTGCTCGAGGTCGAGTTTGACGACCTAACCTTCCGGCCCGGCGACCAGCGCGACGGCAGCGCCTACTCGTTCAAATGCCCGTGCTGCGGCCACGAGGTCTGGCTCGACGCCTCCTTGGTGAAACCGTGAAGGCGACGCTTCTTACCGCGGGGACCCTCGGGTGCGGCGTCCTCGTAGCGTGGGCCGTTTGTGAGGCCGTACCGCTGGCTGCGGTCGCGTATCTGCGCGCCGTCGCCATGGTATTTGGCTCATGACGGGAGCTCCACGAACAGTCGCGACTCGTGCCCCTCGCGGGCCAGCCTGCAGGCTTCTTCCAGGGGGACGGCCTGGATGGTGCCTCGCAGCAGGCTTCGGCGGAACACGGTCGTGGAAGGCTCTCTCAGGGCCAGGGACAGGGCGTCCCATCCTTGCAGCAGCGTCGGCGCATGAACGGCTCTCTCGGGCATGCTCACCTCTTCTTTCTGCGACGCGTCAATGCATCGTGCGTGCCGTTACGAAATCATTTGGGTACCCCCGCTTACATGTGCGCTTCGATGACACTGTGCGGCATAACGCCCTGCGCCAAATGTGCGCGGGTACCCCGGGAGGCGGACATGTTGTTTGTGGAGCTTGAGCCTGGGCGGATGATGACGGTGAGCCAGGCGGCGAACGCGCTGCACTGCTCGCGGCAGAAAGTTATGCGGATGCTGCACCGGGGCGAGCTCGCGCACCACGACTCGGCGCCATACAGGCGCACGCGCAAGCGGCTGTCGACGACGTTTCTGCCGGGCGAGGTGGCCGCGCTGCTGGCGATGCTGCCGGGCGTTGTTGGCTGGCCGGGCGACAAGCCGGTGCTGTTGTCGGCGATTCAGCGACTGAGGCGCCTCGCGGCGCATGAAGAGAAGCTTCGAAAGGAAGGTGAGTTGTGAAAAGGAAGCCTGCAAAACGCATCAGCACGAGCTTCGCGCTGCCGGAGCTGGAGGCGCTGTGTCGCGTGGCCTCGCGCGAGGACAGCCTGGGCGGCGTATGGGTCCGGGTGAACGACCTGCGCGACACGCTGAAGGCGCGCATCGCGGCGCAGAGCAAGGAGCCGTACGAGCCTGTTGGGCTGGCCGGCCTGACGCTTCCGGAGCTCGAGCGCCGCATCCGCTCGGCGGCGCTGCGGAAGGACTGGGCGACGGCGCGTGACATGAGCAACGAAGTGCTGCGAAGGGTTGGTGGAGGATGAATAGGCAGACAGACTTGCTCAAGGTCGCGCTCAAGCACGCGACGCTGGCCGACCACAAACGCGCGCTGGCGCATCCGGACATTTCCGGTGGCCGGTACGCGATGCAGCTGTTTCGGGCGACCTGGCTCCGCCTCTGTGACGAGGCGACCAAGCAGTGGCACGCGCATCAAGCGCTCGAGGTCGTTCCGGAGATGGCCATGTTCCCTCACGAGATGGCGCAGCTGGCGGCCAAGCGCGCGCAGGAGCGGTACTTCGAGGCGCGGCGCATCTGGGCGCTTCAGCATGGCCACATGCCACGCATGCGCGTTGCTCGTTGCGGGGCGGAGAGCGTGGACGCAGACGGGAGGCCGGTGTGAGCGAGTGGTGGCAGCGTGATGCAGGCATCGACTGGGGCTTCCCGGACCCGCCTGTGATGTTCTACGCGCGGCTACACACCGCACCGAACTGGAGCTTCCGCGCGCCGTTGGCGGTGACGTACTTCGACAAGGATGACTGGGTGCCGCGCAAGCGGGGCAAGGCGACGCTGCGGCGCATGCGTGTGAAGCGGTCGCTGAGCAAGAGGCGGGCGCATCGAGGGAAGCGAGGTGGAGCGTGACCATGACCAGGGAAGAGCGGTTGGTGTTGATTCGCGAGCGGGCTGAGCGACGTGCTGCGGGCGCGCCCAGCAGGGCCAGGGAGCGCGTCGAGGCTGAGTGGCGGTTCCTGGGCCACGTGGACGTGGACGGGGCGCTGGATGAGCTGTCAGGGGCGACGGTAAGGGGGCGGCTGTGAGATTCCCGTTCGACAGCGCGCCGATGAAGCGGCCTGACAAGGCCTGGGTCGTGTCGCGGCTCAACTCCTGGGAGTACCACCACGAGGCCACGTCCGACCTGGAGGGTACCGAACTCGCCCAGGGCTGGCGCAGGCAGCATGCGTCGGCGGTCATCAACGCGATGGTGTCGACGCTGGCGTTCGTGCACGTGGCGGAGCGGGCGAAGTTGAGTCTGGACTCGTGGGCCGCAGGCGTGGCGCTGCGCACGGGGCACCTGACGCTGGGCGAGCTGCTCGACTTGGACCTTGGGAAGGATGGGGTGCAGGAGCCATGAGTAAGATAGTCGTTGTGACGGGCACTCGGCATGGGCGGCCTGACGTGGCCTACTGGCTGGACCGCTACCACCAGAGCTTCCTCGGTCCGATTTCGGAGCTGCTGGTGGGGGACGCCAAGGGCGTGGACCAGGCGGCTCGAGCGTGGGCGGAGGAGAAGGGCATCAAGTGCGAGGTGTTCCTGGCCGACTGGGAGGGCCTCGGCAAGAAGGCGGGTCCGGCGCGCAATGAGCGCATGGTCCGAGCTCGAGACCCGAAGGCGTCTCCAGGCCTCGCGCCGGGCTCCTGCCTGGCCTTTCCCGGTCCTGGCTCGGTCGGGACGCTCGACTGCATGGTCCGGGCGACGCGAGCCGGCTGGCGGGTCTACAACCTGCCTCCGATGAGCCCCAGAAGCTTCGATTGGCACCCGACCATGCGCTCGCAGCTCTTGGCGAGGGAGTGGCGAACAGAAGAGCCCGACGATGGATGACCTCCAGGAGGCCGTAGACCACGCTGTGGCGGCCCGCTGGAGGCGCCTTGGGATGGATGTTCGGCCCGTGTTCCGCGGGCAGTGGATGGTTTTGTGGACGATGTCCAAGAACTACGAGACGTGGCGCCACTTGAGCCCCTTGTCGATGCGGTAGAGCACGCTCTGCGACACCGGCATATCCCTGGCGGCAGATGTGCGGCTCCACCCGAGGCGTCGGCGCTCCTTGTAGGTGGCCACCATGGCGTCGGTGAGCTTGCTGTTGCGAGGCCTCGAGCCGTGCGAGTGGCGCCGTTTCTCGAGCTTGTCGCGGTTGTTGTCGGCGACCGTGCCCAGGAAGAGGTGCGAGGGGTTCACGCAGAGGGGGTTGTCGCAGCTGTGGCAGACCAGGAGCTTGCCGGGCGGCGGGTTGCAGCCGAGGTGTTCGTAGGCCCATCGGTGGGCGCCCACGTGGCCTCCAGCGAGCTTGAACTTACCGTAGCCATCGGCGGTGCCGCCCGTCCAGAGCCAGCAGTCGTCAGCGTCCATGCCAGGGTCCACGTACAGGCAGAAGCGCATCATCGTTTTGGGCATACCACATAGGAGCATGTTTTGACCCCAGCATCAAGAATGCATTTTTTTCTGGTGCAGAGGCCCCCTCCTCTTTACGACCCGCCCCCTGCCCGGGGTGTACCCCCCGTCTGCACCATGCGTCCAACAATGCGAGTTGATGGACGCGTCCAACAATCGCGCTCGAGTGACGCAGCGCAGCACGGTTCGCGATGAGTTTGCGGACGCGCGTCCAAGAATAGTTTGTGGACGGTGTCCAGGAATGTGGCGGGAGGAGCGTGGGGTGGGGAGGAGAGGAGAGAGG